AAAAGGAAATAAGCAAGTTTTCGATATTGTTTATGTTTATGCACAAGCAGTTCCATCGCACGAAGAATAATCTCTTTATCATTTACGGGGTTGATAACAAAAACATCGTGATTAACATCAAGGACAATGAGTTTAACAATAACAACTACTATAATGTCAATAATGACATCAATGACAATAATGACGAGAACGATAAGGAGTTCGATAAGAACGATATCAATAAAAGCATCAACTTATTGAATAACTATCATTACTATGAGAACTACGACATCCTCTCGAACAAGGCGAAGGAACAGAAGTCCTACAAACTCTCGTATTTCGAGAAATTATACACCATCGAGATAATAATCGACGACAGCGTATATAATATCAATGATATCAATATGGAGACGTTAAAGCGAGACATCACGTTTTTTGGGTTGATGATGAATAAAGAGAATGTAGTGTTTCATTTGAATAACACGAAGTATGAGTTTAAAAGGAATAACGACAAGAGTATCAATATTGGAAAAGAACCCTTTGTAATTAATAAGAACAAGAGTTGCGAAATCGTCTTGTATAGTTTCGCCTACTTCAATGAAGCGATTAGCGACGCAGACTTGAAGATATTTAAACTGTATAATAAATATAAACTCTATGGCATCCATAATAGAGATGGCAGTTGCAACAGCGACAAAGGCAAAGCCGACGTGAAGCCTAACGATAACACAATCCGCAATGTCGAAATCAAGATACCTATTCGAGATACAGAAGTCAATACGATAATCGCAACAAAGGAAATTGCGGATATCAAGAAGATATAAGATAAATGATAGTATATAAAACTTACGTCTTATTTAGTATATAAATACGATATACGCATAGATACGATGATTAAGGCAGGGATTTTTATATTAACACAGAACACAATCGAACGCAAGGTATATTTGAAGACCAGTCTTTATTTTCTTTTTAAAAACTTTAATGCCAAGTATAAATACCCTGTTATCATACTACACGAAGGCGACTATACGGATGAAGCGAAGAACGAGATACTCACAGGGATACGAAGCGAATGCCGAAGTTTATTAACATTCAAGGAAATCGACTCGGACGACTTTTCTATTCCGTCGCATATAGACATCGACAAGATGAATCGTATAATCGACCTTCGCATCGTTCCCTATTGGCGTAATCAAAAATATCGCTCGATGTGTAGTTTTTGGCTGAAAAACTTTTATAAATATACGACTGGCTATGACTATGTGATGCGTATCGACGACGATAGTATCATCGAAGAGCCGATTAAATATGACTTGTTCGAATTGATGAGGGACAAGGATTATATTTATATGTCGAACATCATACACCTTGATTGTAGCCTTTGCAATTACGGGATGAAGGAGTTCTTTGTCAATCATTACAAAGATAAAGAGAATAAGGATAAAATCGGCGAATTATTTGTGGAACATTCGCTGTCGAGCGATAGCGGATACTTTAACAACTTCAAGAAACTCTACAACGCCATTCATAACGAAGAATATACAGAGGATACAGTGAAACTGAATATGCCTTTTATGTATTACAATAATTTTAATATTGTTAGTGTCGATACTTGGAATACGCCAGAAATACAAGACATCGTCCATAAAATCGACGAACAAGGGTATATATATTATTGTAGATGGGGCGACGCACCTTTACAGACCGTCATCCTCTCGTTGTATGATAGCAATCGAATCACCAAAGTTAATTTTAAATATAGCAAACGGCTACAACGTGAATCCTTCAAAGACGATGAAGGGGCTTTACATTCTTTTATGCCAAGCGACTATGAAAATAATAGTTGCGTCTTACAGAATCAAAAAACGAAATAAAAAATAAATTGAATCAGAATCAGATGCGGACAGTCTATCAGTCTATCTCTGAAATCACAGACGACGGCATTGTATCCGTCTTAACAATATCGGTTTCATAGAAGTAATAAAATGACGTTAGTTGTTTCAGCATCTCTATCCCTATTTATCTATAATCCCTTATTTTTATATATATTTTTTGGAAAAATGATATGAATAGAATTATATAATATAATAATAGAAATAATTAAAATGAACTTTGATATTGAAGCCATCAACAAAGACCCTATGGGATTTATCAAAAAGAACAAGAAGGCGGACATCATCGCCTTCCTTATGAAAGCAGACGATGCGTTTTTTAGCAACGACACAACCGGAATTGTAATCAGCGACGACATCTACGACCTCATTAAAGACTACGTGAAAACCAAGTATCCCAAGGACGCCTACTTTAAACGCATTGGGGCGGACGTGAAGAACAAAGTAGTCCTCCCGTATTATATGGGTTCGCTCAATAAGATTAAGGATAGCGAAGAAGAAATTACGAAATATAAGGAAAAGTTTCAGGGGTATTATAGGATTAGTGATAAGTTAGACGGTGTCAGTTGTATGCTTGTATATACGTCTGGGAAAATCAAGATGTATACACGTGGGAACGGCACAGAAGGACAAGATATATCGCATCTTCTGGGTTATATAAATGACATTCCGCCGATACGACACGGAAATGACCTTCAAATATTCGGGCTTTGGGACAATACCGAGATTGCTGTTCGAGGTGAATTGATTATTTCAAAGGAGAATTGGGAAGAACTGGGAAAGATCGGGAAGCAAGGGGCGAACCCTCGTAATACCGTGGCGGGTGCTATCAATAGCGACATCCTCAACAAAGATATATTGACAAGGATAGATTTTGTTGCGTATTCGCTCGTTCATCCGAAACTCATCGACGGTATTGATAAAGTTGATAACTTGATGTTTCATACGGTGTATAGCACAGGGACTCGTTTCTTGAAATTAGAAACCCTCTCTAAAATATTAGAGAAACGCCGTGTGGAAAGCGAGTATGTGATTGACGGCATCGTTGTTGAGGAGGTAACCAAATATTACGAGATTGAAAAAGGCAAGAACCCCGAACACGCCTTTGCGTTTAAATCCATCCACACGCTCGAACAAGTGGAAGTCATCGTATCCAAAGTGGAATGGAACGTATCAAAGGATATGTATATGAAACCAACTGTGATGTTTAATGAGATTGATTTAGACGGCGTCAAGATTAAACAGGCGACCGGGTTTAACGCCTCTTATATTGTGAAGAACGTAGTAGGACCTGGATCGCGTATCATCATCATTCGTTCTGGCAATGTTATCCCACATATACACAGTGTTCTTACACCGTCCGCAAATGGTTTTCCTAGTATGCCCGGTGTAGAAGGCGTGAATTACAAATGGAATGATACGCGTGTGGATATTATTATGCTTAATCAGGAGGGTGACAAAAACCGTGACTTTGACATTAAAAACCTGATTTATTTTATGAAAACCGCGAGTATTGAGAATATGGGACCTGGAAATATAGCGAAGATATACGACGCCGGTTTTGACAATATCAAGAAGATTGCGAACATCACGAAAGCAGACTTGTTAAAGGTGGATGGATTCAAAGAGAAGACCGCTACAAATATTTTGAGCGCCTTAGCCGAATTAAAAAATATGGATTGTTTAATTCTAATGGATGCCTCTAATATTATGGGACGCGGGTTCAGTTATAAAAAGATTAAATTAATTACGGACGCTTACCCGTCAATACTAATTCACGATAAAAAGAATCGGGCGATTACCGCGAAACTGACGCTAAGCGATTTGACAAGCGTTGATGGTATTGCCGAAACATCCGCAAAGTTGTTTTTGACGAATTTGCCAAAATTTTATGACTTTTATGATAACTTAGGGATTAAGTGTAAAGGCAACGATACAGATGCGAATGTTAATGCTCCCGCAAAAAAGACTTCTAGCATACGAAACGCAAATATACTTGACAAATCCTTTGTTTTCACAGGGTTTCGTGACAAGGATTTGGAAGCATATATTGTTCGTATGGGCGGTTTTATAAAAACGTCCGTTAGTAAAAACACCGATTATCTTGTCGTCGCCGATTTAAATGACACTAGCGGTAAAGTAGAGAAAGCGAAAAGTTTAGGTGTTCCTATTATTCTTCGCGATAACAGCGTATTTGATACACCAATACCACAGAAGAATGACACACCACCTCCTATTATACATAATGAACCGATTGTTCTGCCGAAAGTTCCAAAAGAACCGAAAGTTCCAAAAGAACCGAAAGTTCCAAAAGAACCGAAAGTTCCAAAAGAACCGAAAGTTACAAAAGAACCGAAAGTTCCAAAAGAACCGAAAGAACTGAAAGATTGTCCTGATGGTAAGATAAGGAACCCGATAACAAAACGTTGTATTAATATCCCTAAGCAACCAAAGAAGAATGTTGTACCGATACCTAAACCATCGCCTATACAACCACCTATAATACAATCGCCTATACCGATACCTAAACCATCGCCTATAATACAACAACCTATAATACAACAACCTATAATACAACCACCTATAATACAACAACCTATAATACAACCACCTATAATACAATCGCCTATACCATCTCGCCATTCAAAGAGTTCTTCAATTTCTATACCATCTATGTCGTCTAACGAGACACCTAACATATTTAAGGAGTTGCCAAGTGGCGAAGACCGATTTACTCTTATAACGTTTCAGAATCAATTTCGCCCTGTGAAAGGCGATGGTGTTAAAGTTCTATTTGCCGACCTTGACCATACTCTTATAACACCAAAAGGAAAGCACGTATTCCCTAAGTCGCTTGACGATTGGATGTGGAAAAACAACGCGATCGTTCCAAAACTGAAAGACATGTATAATAAGGGTTATGAAATTGTGATTGTTAGCAATCAAAAGAAGATGTCTGGAGATGAAGTGAAAACAAAGGCAACTATGATATACGATGACTTGCAACTACCCTTTGTGTTTATATCTGGGCATAGCGATATGTATTATAGGAAACCGCAACTCGGGTTATGGGAAGTTCTGATTGAGTATATATTTAAAGACTCAAAGAATATTGACATGCGTTCTAGTGTATTTATAGGCGACAGCGAAGCGGATCTATATTTTGCCAGAAATACAAACATAAGGTTTATCCATACGGATGCTTTCTTCTTAGGCGTTCAAGATACAAAGTTTGCGAAGATTGAATCCACGGAGCATCCGCTAACAAAATGGGTGTCCAACACCGTTCATAGTTTACCGCCATTAAGCGCATCGTCAAAGCATCTCGTCGTGATGGTTGGATCACCCGCAAGCGGGAAGTCTTATTATTCACAAGAGTTAGAAAAGAAGGGGTTTCTCCGCATCAATAAGGACACAATGAAGACCGACAAAGTAGCAGAGACGGCATTTATTGCGGGAATAAAAGAAGGGCGTAGTATTGTGATTGATAACACGAATCCTACGAAGGAGACGCGGGCGAAATGGATAACAGCAGCAAAGAAGGCATCGTATCACGTATCTATTGTATGGATGAACTTTCCTATATCTGTTGTAGAATATCTGGATAATTATAGGATTGCCAAGTATAAAAACCAGGACTATCACGTTCCGCTTGTGGCGATGCGAGTATATTACAAGAAACTGGAAGAACCTACGCAACAAGAATGCGATACGCTTTTAGAAATAAAAACAATCAATGCTGGCGATATGCTCAATGTCTGGGTATAATAAAGAGATGGAGTAGAGTATGTAAATAAAAATTGATTATATAAAGCGTATTATTTTCTTATAACTATAATAAAATGGAATTCTGCGAAATATGCGATAACATGCTTTATGTCAAGTCAAACGCACAAAATATGCTTGTGAAATATTGTAAGCATTGCGAGTTTGAAAAAGTAGAAACGAACGCAAAGTGTGCAATTAAGATTTCAAAGACGATTTATAGCGAAGACGACCTATTATACAATCAGCACGTAAATAAATATCTACGCTTTGACCCTACGTTGCGTCGCATTAACGACCCGCACATTTCTTGCGCGAATGATACGTGTGTCCAGGAGAACGCGAATAAGCAAATCATCTATATTAAATATGATTCGAAGAATATGAAGTATCTCTATGTATGCGAAAATTGCGGGAAAACTTGGAAACAGGTGAATCCCAACTAAGATATAAAAATAAAAAATGATACTAATAGAATAGACATTCAACCGCCAAATGACGCTTATCTATAAACCCGCAAATATTGAAGATGTAAGTAAAATCAATGATTTACTAGATAAAGAGGATAGGATATCCAAACCAATTATGACAATTTATGAATTTGATAAAATTATGGGTATGCGAACCCAGCAATTGGCATCTGGTGCCCCGCCTTTTATAAATATGGGTGCTAGCAAATTAGTAATTGGTAGCAATATGGAACTTCGCAACATCGCATTACAGGAACTGGAAGAGGGACGGCTGCCATATATTATAGAGAGGATATTGTCCAATAAGAGGAAGGAGTATTATCGCGTATGCGATTTGAACCTTGTAGCGATCCGTGACAGAATGCGTAAGTAAATATTTAAAAATCTATGATTTATTATTTTTATATTTTTTCTTATTAGAGTAAATGAAAACGAAGGATTTTATTCTTTGTGGTAAAGAAACAGTTCTTAGTAAAACAAGGAATATATATGTAAGAGGGAAAGCGAAAGGGACAGTTACGAAAACAAAATATGTTAAATACAAGGGCGAGTTTGTGAAATTAAAGAGTTTTAAGGAAAGGGAAACTTCCATTAAGAAAAAAAAGGGGGTATTATATGTTTTTTACGGAAAGGGCGGAGGAAAATTTGAAGAATCTGTAAAGTTTAAAGATGAGTATATACCAATTAATGTTAAAAGTACAGATGATCTTGATGAACTAAAGAAAATCAATGTATTAATTAATGAATTCATTACCACTAAAATGAAAACATATAATGATATATGTAATCTCGAATACACGTATATTTTTAATAATAAAATTGTTTGTATTAAACCGTTTATAAAAATCACTGAAGGACGTATTATAATTTTCAAATTTCTTTTCAGTGTTTCCACTTGGGTTGACTCTAGAAATAATAAATTATGGATTGAGATTCCCATTCATATAACGCAATTTTTTGCACCTTTGATAATGATTAATAGTAAAAAGGAAGTAATGACACATATTCATATAACTGCTGATAATATCTTGATGAATGATTATAAAATAGTTCCTAAAAGTCACACATTTGATCAATTGGGACACATCTATTTAATTGCGGGTTCAATTAAAGATGTGATTAAATTTATAAGTCTTTATCGGGATAATATTTTTGAAAACTGGAAAAATCTTGAATTAGATGCTATAGAACGTGGATTCGCCCAGTTTAAAAATTATTACATATTAAATGGAACTAAATGGGTGCAAAAAGTATCTAGTGCTACGTCTAATAATGTTTTGAATCCGGATGATCATACTATCAGCGAAAGTATATCTGCTATTTTAGTCAATTTTATCAATAATAAATTATATAGAATACTACTTGATATATTCAAAATTATGATAGGTGAAAATGATATTACAAAAGATAAACGGAATATCCCTTATATAAGAAAGGTTGATGAGGAAATATTATGTAGTTTGGTAAAAAAAGATATAACACCAGATATATCGCAATATAGTTCACAACACCAAGGAGATCCACGAAGACGAACGCAAGGAGATCCACGAGGACAAACGCAAGGACAACCACGAGGACAAACGCAAGGAGATCCACGAGGACAAACGCAAGGAGATCCACGAAGACAAACGCAAGGACAACCACGAGGACGAACGCAAGGACGAACGCAAGGAGATCCACGAAGACGATAATGTTCCATATAAGTAGTCATACGGACAATAAAATTTGTTTTTATATTTAAGTATTATAATGATAATAAAAAAATTACTGGTCATTCTCATAACATATTGTATATCAAACTACCTTATTATAGATAAGGTCCATTATGATATCAATCATTACGCGAGAGAATACTTCAAAAATGAACGATATAGATGTATAAGATATATACATAATAATCATCAAATAAATAAAAAAGATAATAGTATCACGAAATATATTACAAAATATCCATACGCGAAATGTAGAAAATATAAAAACGAATATATTGAATATATAATTTATAAAAATAATGTAATCATATACAACACACTAATACACATAATATTTTATATAAATATAATCTTTTTATGATTTGGAAGATAGCTGGATGTATCCTATACAGGATACTGATATCGTGAAGACTATCATCATATATCTTTAAAAGTTGCTGGAATGTATCCTATACAGGATACTGATATCGTGAAGACTATCATATATCTTTAAAAGTTGCTGGAATGTATCCTATACAGGATACTGATATCGTGAAGACTATCATATATCTTTAAAAGTTGCTGGAATGTATCCTACTACAGAATACTTATAGGCATAATTGTTAATTGCTGGAATGTATCCTACTACAGGATACTGATATCGTGAAGACTATCACTACTGTATGTATATGTTAGTTATTGTTTATATAATTTATAATGGTTACGAAATACAATCAATTTTTACGTTTTTATTACTAATTTTTGAATATCAGCGATAGCTCGCTTGTAAAGAATTTCAGGATTTACACCCGGATTAAAAATCGGTTCATTCACCATTTTTAAATATTCTTCGTCGCTCATATTCACCATTCTATCAATGACGCGATTCATTTCCTCTTCACTTGTATCAGCCAGTGTCAAATAGCGTTTGCTATTGAAATGTTCGGCGATGTGTTGCGACCCCCAATAAATAGGAACCACACCTGCTTTGAATCCGTTGATAATCTTCTCCGTAATATAATGACCGATCCTCGTATTTTCCATTGTGATCACAAATTTCGTATTTTTATAAAGACCTGTTAGATTATCTGACGCAAAATTGCCAACCAATTTGCCCCCAATATTATTTTTATACGTTCCACCATAGATTACAGGCATCCGCTGTTCTAACCTGTCCAAGAACCTCGTACGTTCGTTTAAAGAACCATTTGATATCACAGCTGACGTATAGTGATTTGGAACAGTTTTCACAGGTTCAAATGTCATATCAGGGTATGACGTTAGATACATAAGATAAAACGGAAATTCAACGTAGTTGCTTGTCGTGCAATTATAACCCAGTATACACGTGTAAGACGATAGATGATTTAACATACAGTTCGCATAATAGGATTCGCCCGTATATAAAAAGGACGCTTTCCACGGTTTATATTTAATATACGTGGTGTTCGTAAATACGCTTTCTACTAAGATATCTGCTTCGTCAATATTAAACGTATCCGTAATCTCCTCGTTATATACATCTCCTAATAAACGGATGAATAACTCCAGAGGGATAGGGTTGTCCTTCACATAAAACCCGTCCCAGAATCCGTTAAAATATGCTTTCATAATTTGTAATTTTATAAATAAATAGTATATCCTTTATATACTCTCTATAGATACATCTTTGACATTAAATGGATCACACGCGCCCTCTTCTTTTCGCTGATCTTCTTCCAATCTTTCAACACAATATTCCGGAATTCTACTTTGATATGTAAGTTTCCACCAAGCAACCCCTTGTCTTGAACAAGGATATCCGTCGTATTAAAAGGTAGGATATGAATATCCAATGTAGTATCATCAACATACTTGATTGTCCGTATTCCTCCTGTCAAATACTCCACAATATTAATGCCAATCACAGTATGTAAATCTATCGCACGCGTAGGAAGAAAACTATGGGTATATTTAGTGCTGTATCCTACTTCGTCCGCTTCACCGCCATCAATCGTATCGCCGTATTCACCGTCTTCGCTGAGAATCATTTGGATAATGATTTCGTGTTCTATGCTATCGTCATCTATGTATTGCCTTGTTAAACACGGGTAGTCGTTCTTACAACACAAGGATATATAGACGGGTTCCTTCACGTTTTTAAGCAAAATACGAAGTTTCCTTTTGTTTTGCACACATAGATCATAGTATGTGATTGGCAAATTTATATTGTGCTTGACAATCTTCGTGGATGGTTTATAATAATTCTTCTTTTTGAAGAAATAACTCGCGACATCTATAAAGGTATTTTTAATCTTTTCCTTGTCTTTGAAGATCTCGTCATATGTATTCTTCCAAAAATTCAAATCAAAACTATTATAGATCTCAAAGTCGTCCGCTAAATTGTCAAAATTATAATCAGTTCCACAAAATTTCAACATCCCATAATTGTCAAAATCTTCCATCGCTTTCTTATATCCAATGGTCGCATTTTTAAATCTCTCAATCTTGACATTTCGCTCTTCCTCGTCGCTAACATTCGTTAATTTATCCGGATGGCATTCCAAAGCTATTTTTTTATAGATATTCTTAACCTCCTCACGCGTATATTTATCTATATTCTCAATATTCAAATTAAGTGCTTCAGCATACATTCATAAATTACATATTATATAATGATTACATATTCTTTATATTCAATTATGAAAACAGTATGGGATACGTTAGAAGAAGTCTTCCCTGATATTATAAGAGATAATGATACGTATCGCTTAATTGTAGATCATATACTGCTCTCGCCAAATAATAAACTGCTCTATACACCAATCGGTTTTCCTATTGACACCTTTTTAAACATCGTATTGACACAGATGCTCAATATTACAGCGTCTTTTAATAAGACAGAACATATATGGGAAAAAAACATAATATACGTTGAAAACCAGTATTATATAGAAATAGACCTAATGAACCCAGAAAATATTAAAAATATAGAAAAGATTACCCCATTTCTACTTCATATTATAAGTTCAAAAAATGTCAAAATGAAAAAACACGTGATCGTCATCAAACATATAGACTTGCTTTCGTCGTTATTTTGTGAATTCCGAATCATTCTAGAAAAATTCTCGCATAACGTGGTATTCATTTGCACGACACACTATATCACGCGAATTGAAGCACCTGTAAAGAGTCGTTTCAGTAGATTCAGGATACCTCTCTTCACATTCGCAGAAATACAAACGATATTTAGGGATTATTTACAGATCTCTATGAATGACCACCTATTTGAAACGAAACCGCGAAACATCATCAAAGCACTCTTTCTTTCGGAAATTGAGAGGCACCCAGCATCCGCCGAACTATTGACAAAAGAGTTTGTAGAACTCCATTTCCCACCTTTCGTAGAGTTTATAAAGGGTTTCAATAAAAACAAAAATAACTTAGAAGATATACGCGGACTCTCCTATAAATGCTGTCAATTTAATATTTCCATATTACAAATCGTCCAAGACTTTCTTCGTCTCGTAGATTTTGGAAACCACTATGTAAATATCAGAGGATACCACGACAAAAATAAATTGAAATGCGATATCATTCAAATCGGCGTTGAAATAGATTATCTACTTTCACAAACGAACAAATGTAAGGAACCCCTATATATAGAGAACCTCCTTTGCCAACTGCTTCTCTAATCGGGTGGTTCGTCTATAATATGAGTCATATTTAAATTGTTTTTATTCACCCCATACATAGACACGTATTTATCATTGATTATAATATCCTCTTTCAAAAAACTAAAATGATTATAAATGATATTGGAATCAATGAAACGATCACAAATGTAATTCTTGCCATATACGATTGACCAATAGATAGAATGAATTCTCCTTATATACTTTTCTAGAAATGTATTGTATAACTGGGCGCCGCCAATAATAAAAGAGGATTCAATCACATCGTCACACTCTATATATCGCAATGCGTCTTCAATCGTTCTAAAAACGTGAGTATCTGTCATATCAGCAACAGCGATCTCTTTTTCAATTTTGTCGTATTCGTTCTCTGATATTATAATATTGACACGATCTTTCAATGGCGATGGAGCATTCGGTAAAGAATACCACGTATTTTTACCCATTATTATACAGTTTTTCTTACTCTTGTCGTGGCGACGCATCGTAATATCCCTAAAATGCTTCAATTCATTTGGGATATTCCAGCATAACTTGTTCTCATACCCTATGCCATATTCTAAACTTGACGCAACAATAATACTCAGTTGTTTATTCATATTATTAAATACTACTTATCTTTTTATGTATTTTACATCTTCTTGTATGTTTCGTTCATAATCTCATATACACGACCCTTGTATTCATCAATTGTCTCGTCCTCTTTATATTCCACCATATCACATACCTTTATATTGATATTGTAATCTTTCACAAGGAATAACTTCAAACACGAGTGAAGCATTGATTCACCGTTGTCGTGGTTATAATGTAATGATTCGTCTTCATATTTCACCACAATCGGCAATATAGGATATTTATGGACAAACGCCCCGTTGCTTGTGAATTCCGTGATACTACCTGGTATTGTAGAAGTATTCCCTGAACCTGGAGCAATAAATAGCACCTTGTCACCTGATTTCCTACCTTCCACACGTTCTTTTATTTTTTTGCTGGTCGTCCCTTTTTCTACGAATATATTCCCCAGTTGGTCGTTGATCTTGTCAGTGTATCCGATCGTCGCATAGATGATCACTTTGAGGATTAAATAGGATGATCGCGGAAACGTACTGATGAGCACAAAGCCATCCACAAGCGTCGTGTGATTGAATGTGCAAATGAACTTCTTGTCACTATACAGATATTCCATATATTTCACCAAGTCCTCTTTGGATACATTGATATTGAATGAAAGGAGATACATAAATATTTTCGCGAACCACAAGATCCCACATATAATGTTGCTCTCGTTTGTCAGCGGCTGTAAAACGTGAATAGAAAGGATCATCATCGCAGTAAATAATAGAAATCGGAATGGCATCGTAATATAGGTTAGGAAGGTGAAGAATAAAGAAAACATCCCTGATTATTTAATCCGAATAATATTTAGATGCCAATATAATCGCAGATATAAAGACAATATTTAATATATTTGTAATGAAATGAATATCCCTATTGTTATCATATGTTATAATAATTACAGGTATGTTGAGAATACGTTGAAACAAATCGCAAGTATCAATAAGGAATATTATGAAAATATTATAATTTTGAATAATACGAGCACGTGTGCCGACACGATCGCCTATCTAAATAATGTGGATGTCCGTGTCATAAACAATATAGGAAACTTCGGTCCGTGGATTACACCTACCAATAATTACCACATCTACGACCTTTTGCCCGATAAATACATTATCACAGACCCTGATTTAAAATTGAATCCAAATATTCCTAGTAATTTTATTGAAATACTCGCGTCCCTGTCGGATAAATATAAAACGTCTAAAATCGGTTTCGCTCTAGATATAACAGACCACGATCAGTTTTATCCTACTAGGGAATATTTAGCGGATATGTCTATTCGCGAATGGGAATCGCGGTTTTGGGAGAATAAAATAGAGGATGACGAATACGAAATATATAAAGCAGATATAGACACCACATTTTGCTTGATGAACAAGACGAATATAGAATCGGGAATTGATCTACAGATAAGGGTAGCGGGCGACTTTACCGCAAAACATATCCCGTGGTATATAGAAAATGAAGTGTATAATGTGTATGATAATTATATGTCGAATACGAATACTACCCATATTTCAACCATTGCACGAATCGTAATACCCTATATTAATGATAATTATTTTGGAATTTATAAAAATCGCGAATTGTTTTTTGTAAAAAAAGATGATACAACCCCGAATCTCACGTTTTGGAAGGATATATATGGAGGGTGGAATAACGAATTGTTTGAATTGTTTGACAACTATTTATCCAAAGAAAAAGTATTTATTGATATTGGAACGTGGATTACGCCTACCGCAATGTATGGTGCGCGGAAAGCGAAGCATACCTACGCGATTGCTACGAAAGTAGTTGACGCTTACGTATTATGTGCGGATATGAAAGCGAATTGCGCGAATTATACAGTAATCGCCCGTAATGACACGAGTATTGAAGCGATACTAACAGAACACGCGATTAATAAAGCGGACATCTCGCTGATTAACGTAGATATTGGAGGTGATGAAGAAAATATATTAAACGAATTATATGATCTACATAGTAAATATAACTTTCATTTGCTCATTTCCGTTCATTATAAAGTATGGAAAGATAAAAACCTTGACAGGTTCCCTTACTTATCCGAAAGTAGTAAAATTGGTATTGCTACCACACAAGGACCCATATCCCTATTTTTCTAAGTCCTAAATATTGAAACTGTCTCCACAACCACAGACCCCTTTCGCATTTGGGTTTATAAACGTAAATTCACTTACGAGCGCGTCTTCTTTCCAATCCATCACAGAACCAACAATCGCAAATACCGCGGATGGATCAACATATATATTGATTTTTTCAGCAACACGAATCCTTTCGTCCTTCGCGATCGTCTTTCGCCCTTCTTCATTGTCCATAATATATTTCATAATATAATTCATACCATTACAACCTCGTTTGTTGATACTGATTCGTATCCCTATAGGGCGGTTGGGTGACGGTTGTAATGTGGAAAACATCGTCATAATTCTCGCAGATGCCGAGGGTGAAACCGTGATCGCCGACTTTAACACTCTAGACATTTATGATTACTTATTTATTATTTATTTTTATTATTTATTTTTATTTATTTATAATATATCATATAGAATGAACTGGATCTATCTATCCTTGCTACATAGTATCCTCGTAGTTAGTTTGATATTATACATTCGGTATGACAATACACCACAGTTTATCTTCCCTATCGTTGTAAGTATCATCGTGGGCGCTATGAGTCTAGCGTATTTTATGTTTTATTACCGCGAGCATTTTGCGACCGAGTTTGTGAAACCGAAGTATTACATCTACGCTGTCCTATTTCTCTTTGTCAGCATACTTGCCTATTACATCATCAAGATATGTCCGAACCCTGCGTATTTCAGATTGTTCGCGACACTTGAAATCATACTGCTTTTCATTATCACACTCTATATCCATAAAGATTATTTTAACATATCCATACAGTCACTCGCGGGATTGATATTCGGTTGTTTAGCGATCATACTGATATCACTTGATGAAGCGAATCATACCGATATTAAGAAAACATAATAATTACAATAATTAGATACTAGAATGAAAATAATAGTGATAGACTCAGGTTTAGGAGGAAAAGATTTTATGAAAAAATTACGAGGGTATAAATGCGAATTTGTAAAACCGCACGATTCCGTCGTAACTGGGAATGATAAAAAAATATATGTTCGTGATAACATAATGAAACTACTGCTCTCTTATTCACATACAAAGATACATTCGGTTATTATTGCGTGTCATAGTATATCGTCGTGTATTTTAGATATACTGATTGAAAATAATTTTAGAATAAATAATATCCCTATTTATGAACCCATAATACCGATGTGTTCCTATATTATACAAAAAACATATAAGAATATATTGCTTTTATCTACACCTTTAACACGGCGAATAGGATGGCATTATCGTTTATTGAAATCAAAACGTCGCGAGATCAAATATTTAACATTCCCTGAGTTAGCAACGGAACTTGAATTGGGCATGAGTTATAATAAATCACTGGATAGATTACAAAAACAAAAAGAATTTATTGAAAAATGCGATTGTGTAGTATTAGGATGCACGCATTATAATACCATAAAGGATGTAATATCACAAGAACTACGGATCAAATATAATTTTAAGGGAATTGTATTGGACTCCAATGAAATCTTAGCGAACTTCTTTGTATTGAAACAGGAACAAATAGTATAATTTATTTAACTACTAATAATATAAATAGGATGTTTTGGATTTATTTATCTATATTTCGTAGTATTCTTCTCGCTGTTCTGATACTGTGTATTCGCTACGATGACACACCCTATCTTATGTTCCCGCTCATTATAAATACCATCGTAGCTGGAATATGCATCCCGTATTTTATATTCAATTATAGCGAGCATTTCACCAGCGAGTTTGCGAAACCCGCATATTATCTATACGCGTGCGTAGTACTATTGACGAAAGTTATGGGATATTACATCATCAAGATATGCCCGAATCCCGCGTATTTCAGAGTATTCATTACATTACAAATCATACTGCTATTCCTAATTACACTCTATATCAGCGATAAATACAATGTATCACCACAGACGTTGTCGGGATTGATATTCGGTTGCCTTGCGATCATATTGATATCCCTGGATGAAGCAAATCATAAATAGTAACCTCATTTTTATTTATACGTGATTTTTATACATTAACGTAGAATACTTTGGGATGTCAAAGTTATAATATTCTTTCCTCGCGTATTTCTTGTCTTTTATCCAGATCCTCACAATATAATAAAACTTCTTAGGACTTATGGATATACCATTGATATTATAAATTATGTTTTCATCGTTATTATTCGCAAAATTCTCGCCAATAATGTTCGCACACAACGCAAAAAATTTATTGTCCAGTTCCTCCGCCATTACTTTAAATGAAAAACACCCGCCTTTGATATTTAACTCGTCCTCGTATCGTGGCATTATATCCAGGCGCATAAGAAAAAACATCCCTTTTTTAAACAATTCCTTAAATGCCTTGAAGTAATGGACATAATCGTCGACGCTTGATATCATTCCGAGCATCTTATAACTCTTGTCGTCCCAGTTATTATCATACGGATCGTGAAAATACATATTCCACGAATCATTTAAAAATATCTTATCGCACATTTACATTAAAAGATAGGATTATTCTTTATATGTTAGATGTGAAAAGGTTTTACAGAATTTGCTTCGCCTATTTATCATAAAGATATCCGTGGATATTTTATCTACTTTGAATCCCTTATATTCTAAATATAGTATAATCGGTTTGCTAACCTCCGTGTAATTATTTTCAAATCCTATCACATCTATAAATACCTTGTCAAAATTAATGGACTTGATCACATCAAACTCAGCACCTTCAACGTCAATGGACAAATAATTGATATGTGATACCGCGTGTTCGTCAAATATCGTCTCTAATCTCTTCGTATTCACTTTGACAATTTGCGTTGTTGCTGACTTTTCAGTATTCTCATTCATCAGTCGTTCCAAATGCCTCGCATCGTAATTCTCTATAATCCCTGAAAGCATCTCGGTATATCCTTCGTTCAAAAAGAAGTCCGCTTCTCCATCGCGATTACATACCGCACAATTTATATTTACGTCATCAGGGCGATTCTTTACCAACGTATCAAATACACCTTTGATGGGTTCTATATTTATCCCATGCCAATTATTGTTTGTTTCAAAATACAGCGTGTTATTTAAGGAAACGCCGTCGTGCGCCCCTACATCTACATAGAATCCGTTCTTGTATCCTTTAAAAATCGTCGTTTCTAAATATTCATCTTGTTTATATTGTGAATAAAACATACTATTTACTTATCAAATAGTCTTTCATATTCTTTATATAAAAAGATAAAATATAAAATATAATAATATCAATGTCAATCGCAATACTCGTAACGGGTGGATGTGGATTTATTGGTTCAAATTATATTAACGCATTGCTACGCGCAAAATTATTTAACGGCGAGGCGTTTGACATTGTGATCAACGTTGATAAATTAGATTATTGCTCGGCAGAAGATAATGTCGTATGCGACGCGGGTGACGCAAAATATAGATTTGTAAAAGGTAGTGTTTGCGACAAAGACCTATTGCAATCTCTTTTTGAATCTTATACAATTGAATACGTCGTTCATTTCGCAGCGCAAACACACGTAGATAACTCGTTTGATAATTCCATAGATTATACGTTGGACAATATTCTAGGAACGCATCAACTCCTAGAATGTTGCCGTTTGTATGGAAAGATCAAGCGGTTTATTCATATGTCAACGGACGAGGTATATGGCGAACTATCTACAATCCACTGTAAGGATAGCGACGAAACCGCATTGCTAAATCCCACTAACCCTTACGCAGCAACAAAAGCAGGCGCGGAATTCATCGTTCGTTCCTATTACTACTCGTATAATATCCCGATCGTGATTATAAGATGCAACAATGTATACGGCGAGAGACAGTATCCAGAAAAGATAATACCCAAGTTTATCACGTTGCTTAAAGAAAATAAGAAATTAACCATCCACGGCACCGGATTAACACGGCGAAACTTTATCTATATTGATGATGTTGTTAGAGCAATCAATATAATCGCAACGGATGGCGTGGATAACAACGTATATAATATCGGTTCAACAGACGAATACAACGTAGTTGAAATCGCAACCACATTACTTCATTTGATAAAAGGATGCGACGAAAAAATAGAGGATTGGGTAGAATATACAAAGGATAGGAACTTCAATGATTTTCGCTATGCGATTGATACAACGAAGTTGAACGCGATTGGGTGGAAGAAGTCCGTCCCTTTCCACGAGGGATTGAATAAAACCGTTGAATGGTATATGAACAAAAAATGATATAACTACTACTACATACTTAAATAGAAAGTAATAAAACAGTATGCAAGGTATCATCAGTTTCTCTGACAGAGTCGCATTTAACATTAAAAGCAATGACCACAAGGATCTTATTCTGGATCAATTGAAAACGCTTTATAATATCAAGATCCTGCAAAGGCATCATCATAACCTGGATGCGAACAACGTTAATTTTATATTGTCTAATCACCTAATGAACTTGCGTTCAAATGGCAATAGATACTATCTCTATTTCACGCTCTATAATAATATAGAGACGATGTATTTTATAGATAAGAAGATACACCCAGGGTATCAACGACCACGAATCATCTTTGGAAGAGGACTATTTGATAAAAAACTATTTAAGAATACTTTGCTTGACGGAGAAATGGTGAAGTGTAAAGATAACCGTTGGACGTTCCTTATCAACGACATTGTATGCTACGAAGGCGCATATTTGAATAAGAAGATGCTCCCTGATCGCCTCAAGATCATCTATCATCTACTAGAACATCAATATACGCCTGACGAAACCATTGACGTATGCGATTACAAGGTGAAGAGTTATTTTTATATGTATAAAGAATCCATAGAGAATATTATGGAATTGTCCAGTAAGCTTAATTATACGTGTAGAGGTATCTACATTTGCCCATTTGATTTGAAGTATAAACCGAAGTTATACAACTTTGATGAAAGTTCCGTCATAAATGTCGTAAGAAAAACAAAGGATATTACAGAGTTTAAAAGTATGGAAATCGCAGATATCTGCGATATCGTCACTACCACTAAAAACGCCCCAAAAGAACACGATGTCGCGAAGAATATACTGAATAACGAAGAGAAGATCCTCTATATTGTGAAAACAAATGAACCGGATATATATAATGTATATGACAATGAAGATGTTCTCAATAAACCAAGTATTGGCATCGCATTAGTCCAAACTTTGAGCGATAGTAAGTTGCTACGCGATTCGTTTCGCGATAAAAATGCGATCACCAACATTAAATTTGTTTGCGTATTCGTTGAAAAGTTTAAAAAATGGCGCGCAATACGCCAAGTATCCGGATAGATGATATTATAATATAACCTATTATATAAAATATAAATGAATAGCGAGACACTAAGAGACTATTTGCGTAGCATAAAGGATGACTGGAATTACATCACACCGATTGATTTTTACAACTATGTAAAACGCAACAAAAACAAAGACTACTACCTGATAGACTTACGTAGCAAGACAGAATATAAAAAAGGGCATATTAAAGGCGCGAAGAATATATATTGGCAGGATATATTAAACGAAGAAAATTTGAGGAAATTACCAAAACACAAACCTATTTTTTTAATTTGTTATGTAGGGCACACGAGTAGTCAAGTTTTAACCTTGCTAAAATTATTGGGATATAATGTCGTATCCATAAAATATGGTTATGGTATATCACCAGTTCAATATGTTCCTGTCGCGGGATGGTTAGATTACGGATTGCCTGTCGTCGCGAGTCCCAAATAATCCTTGATACCTTCATCCGTCAACTTTGTTTTTCCCTCATATTTATAGGCGAGTTTTTCGTCTAATAATATATCTGATACACTCTTGTTGTCATCCTTATTCTTATATATATTCGCCAAAACTCTACCATATTTATCCTTCGCACAACATTCAACCCATACTAAATAGACGTCCGTATCTAATATGGTTTTGATGTCATTCTTAGTGATAACTCTCTTATCGGTCAGAATCTCAAACAGACGATCCCTCGCCTTTACCCCGTATTCTTGTAACACCTTGTCCTTGCTTTTCATCTCGCACGTATCAATCCCATTTAATCGTATCGTAAATTTATAATACGAACCGAACGCATTCAAGACGACCTTCACCGTATCGCCGTCATAAATTTCAACTAGTCTACCAAACGTTTTTAATCCATTAACAGATAGTTCTGGCGTTGAACCTCCATATTGACGGAAATCTTCTTTGCTCATTATTTGTATTATAGTTATTAGTTATGATATAATCATAAATGCTTAAATCAATTTTTCTTTGATTAATCAAACCATTCTTTTTTCAATGCTTTTTGTCCTTCTATATCTCGTGTTTGTAACCTATATTTAATAAGTTTCATTTTTCCAAATTACATAAAAAGATGGCACAAAATGATCGTCTATTTCATAACCGCAGGTAGAGATACTCCAGATCTATAATTCAATAGTTCAAAATCTTCAAACACGAGACTTTCAATCCACCTTATTTTTTCATCTACCGACGATATAACGTCTGGTGCCTCCTTCTTTATTAGAACCCTTGGCATATCAAATACTTCGCAATCCATTTGCTTCGTGACTTGTTGCGTATGTTCTTCGTATATATGGGCATCACAAATGGATAGAGAAATCTCGTGTGCGGGTATATGTAGGACGTGTGCGAATATCTGTGTTAGCAACGCGGTGCTTGCGATATTAAAAGGCAGTCCTAAGAATAAATCGGAACTACGCAATGTCATATGACACGAAAGACCTTTCAATGTTTTATTAAAAATATATAGGATATGGCACGGAGGTAACGCCATTTTTTTTAAATCGCAAGGATTCCATCCAGATAATACAGCACGTCTACTGTTGGTGTCTTTTGACAATTCCTCTAATACATATTTAATCTGGTCAATCCCGTCAGTATCACTGTCAGTGTCACCTATATCATTATAAATATCTTCTTCGCCATTCTCGCATCTGTATTCCTTTCCAAACTTTCTCCACTGCCACCCATAAACCGGACCTAATTCACCTTCAGGATAATCAAGTCCTATACTATCCAAGTATTCGCGCGTAGAGTTACCATCCCATATATGAACCTTCTTTTGCTGTAGTTTGTGGGCATTTGTTGAACCTCTTAAAAACCATAGCAGTTCCTCTACAATCCCACGAAAGAACATCTTTTTCGTGGTTATCAAAGGAAACGCTGTCGCGACATCTTTAAAGTTAATCATACAACCAAATATAGACGTCACAATCCCATTTCGTGTCGTCTTGCTCTCGCCATTCTCCAGCGTTTCCTTTAATAGACTTAGATACCCTTTCTCACCTTGAAAATACATTGTATTAGAATTGATTTTATTATATAGAATAGTGTATTTATATATTTATATAATGATTAAAAATAATTTAATAAGTGCGCACTGGTATATATTTGCGATTCAGACACGATCCATTACAATCGTCGCAACACAACGTGCAAACGTTCGTTCGCGGGTTGGTCGTAATCTTTAACAGAAACTCCTTGTATCTCAGCAATTGCTTGATATCCAATATTACAATCGCCTTTCTCACGTGATTCATTATTCTATATTGATATCTGTATCGTATAATATTTATATAAAAAATGACAAAGAATATGTATTACGTTTTATAACACCAATCAAATGTATTACAAGGTCATCTTTAATATCAAGATGAACAACAAAGCGAACAATATCGCAAGATGCATTTATGATAAAATCAAGGATATACGGTGTGAGAATAAGGAGTGGTTGGTGAATAGCACAAACGGGTATATTTTCGCACACGTTGAGTTGCCATTATACGAAAAAGAATATTTGGAGAGTGTCATCTATGAATATGGAATACAAAAGGCGATTGAAAAGTTTATTGTAAATAAAAAATGCTACGAAGTCATTATGAACCTCGTAGAGAATGATGAAAAGAAGTTATATCTAGGATTAGCATATTATATTGTAAGCGAACAATTTGAATATATGTCGTTTGAATATATATCCGCATAGCGCCCTTCTTACTGTTTCCATTTCTTACCGCAAATCAAACAATTCATAAATAGCGTAGATGCTTCATCACCCGATCGGGTCTGTAGTTCGTAATAACTAACCTTTTTGCTTTTACACCGCGAACATTTAATCATATCAGACATCGCAACCAGTTTAATCTCATACGCCGCTTTCAGTCGTAATTGATTACGCTCGTCAATCTCTTTCCATCGCTCAGGGAATACGTCTTTACATTGCATATATGGAAGCATATGCGGATGAAACTCTTTTTTATGAATCATCCTATCGTATAGTTTGTCATTTCCAATATAACTATCATTCTTTATATTGGAATAAATGCTTCTTGCGATGTTTGAGTATATCTCTAAAAACATTTGGCATTTCCAAGATAACTGAACCTTCGCATTGTTCGCATAGTCAATCGTCGCATTAAAGATACCAATCTCTAAATCGCTCACTTCCAACTCGGAAATATGTAAATTTGCCATCAACAACGCTTTAAAATCTTCGCGTATCTTATTTTTATTATAGCGGTTCGCGGTTTCCATAGTGTTCTTGGTATCGTCATTTAATTTATTGAATTTTTCAATCTCAGCATTTAAATCATAGTAGGTATATGTGGTTGCGGTGCATTCATTTGCCATTAGATTATTATTTCTACTTGTCAATGTATGTATGTAATATTTTATATCATTTTTTACTAATAATAAAAAGTGATATAACTATAAATGTATTGTTATAAATACGAAGAATGTCGGCGACAATCAATCTACGCGATTACATTACAGACGACGTGAATATGGTGGAAATTTTCTTTTGTAGTAAAGCGGGAATCGCAAGCACCACAGATACAGAGATAGATGTTCATATAACAAGTGATATTGAGAGTCTTATTGAAAAAAAGTATAAGAAATACAAAGAAGAGAATTATAAATCGTATCATCACAAGGACAAGGTATACACGTATGAACTGTCTAATGACAATCAATACGTGTCATCAAAGATAACGACGCATTCAAAACACCTCAAAACACCGAACATCATCGTCTTATCATCCAAGATTGACAAGTTTCCACAATACATCTTTCCATGCACGAATGAAATAGACAATATTTCAACCTATACGATCAAGGAGTTTAAAATCAATAATAGGATATCATTGATGCTTCGCGATGATGTCTCTGCGAAAGCATTCTATATTGAATATAGGCATTCGCCAAACGTTGAGATTGATAAAATCAACGAATATATCAATAATCTTATAGCAGTTTACGCCGTGAAATAAAAATATCAAAAAAATAAAAAATTGATACGCGTATATTGTTCTTTTTCTTTTTATACGTATAGTATAAATGATGATGACGGCGACAGCGACAGCGACACCCATTCCGGTTTCCATTAATTACGCGGATTTCTCAGTATTTGCGGATTTGTATAATGATACGGGGGAAAAATGGGAGGCACAAGATTGTGATGACGCATTGAAGGATTATTATGATGCGTATTGTTCCTACCTTGTGTCGCGCAAATATACCATTGATATGATAAAAACATATCGCAAGAACGCGATTATAGATTTTTATATTACTGAAAAGAATTTTGATCAATCTGTGCGAAAAGACTTGGACACCTATTATATCCAGAATATCAAGGATGGTTTTCATAAAACACTAGATCCTCCACCGTGCTTCTTCCACGAAGTTAGGATGGAGAGGAAGCGCGAACAACGAGACATTGACACCGATGATGTTGCGCAGCATTATATTACTCTTAAAAATAGATACAACGCGATCTATGAAGAAATGACAAATGTCACAACAACGACTGCGAATAATCTTTTGAATATGAATGGTTGCGAATTTCAAAGCGAATGTGACGAGATTGAAAGTAATTACGACTATTACGACGAATATTACAATATGTATGACAGCGATTATTACTCCGAAAACGATTATTATAGTGACGGTTATAGCGACGACTATGATTTGCACGACTAAATGTAAAAAATTATATAAACAAATGATAATATATGTAATCATAAAGTAATAAATAATGGCTCCAACATCTTCTAAAAAGCAATCGTCCGTGTCTGTCGCTCCTGCGGTTCTTGACCTTCAAGCATCGTCTACTCCTTCGTCGGTTGATACATTGAAGAAAAAGAAGTCAGTTGCGACTCCCACTGTTCTTTCTACCACCCCTGTAGCACCGGTTCCTGTAACAACCGCAGCACCTGTTGTTGCGACTACCGTGCCTGTCGTGCCTACTACTGATGCTGTCCCTGTAGCAGATGCGATTGCGCCTGCGGACAATGCGCTTTCAAACATCATTGATAAGGTGAATTCGTTGTCCGCTGCGATCAAGGATATTCAAACCAATCTCAAAGTCCTCAGCAAGGAATATGACAAGCAACAGAAGATCATTGAGAAGGCACAGAAGAAGCGACAGAACGCGAAGAACTCACCGTCGGGTTTCGCAAAACCCAATAAGATATCTGACGAACTCTGTGATTTCATTGGTGTTCCTCACGGAACCGAGAAGTCACGCACGGATATCACGCGACTAATCAATGCCTATGTGAAGGAGCATAATTTGAATAAACCGGAAAACAAGCGCTTTATTCTCCCTGACGATAAACTAAAGAAGATTCTCAACGTTGGAGACAGCGAGGAGATCAACTATTTCATCCTACAGAAACTGATATCTCATCATTTCCCTGCTAGCGCGAGCAAGACCGCAGCGAAAATGGCGACTCCGGTAACTGCTTAGATATGCGAAAGATAGAACGCATAACTTATTTTTTTGATTTTAAGACTATTAAATACACAAAATAAAAATAATCAATATTAAGCAGGAGACGTATGAATATACAAGATAATGCTCAAAAAAGTTCAAGTTCATTAGATTATTATAAGGAACTCAAAGGCGTAAAGAAGGAAATTGAAAAGATACATAAACAACTTTCAAAGGATGAATCATTGCCCGAGATGATAGACGTAATTCAAAACAAATATCTTAATAATTATATTACTTTCATATTGACAAATCTATCAAAACCGAACTCGCATTACAAAGGGTTTGATACTAATATAATAAAAATTTTAAATATAATAATAACTCTATTAAAAGATTTTACAGCATACAAGAATGATATTGAAAAAAATGAAGGTATTTTGAAAGAATTAAAAGAATCAAAGAATGATTATCAGAAGATAAATAATAGTAAAATTTACAAAAAATCATTCGAAGAAGTTTCAAAAAGTAGCGCAAATATTCAAGGTGGTCCAGTCACTGAAATTATAAAACACATATATATATATGAATATTTTAAATATTTTTTTGAAAGTTCAGATAATACAGAAGCATTTTCAGAGATAGATAATGATATAAAAATAGAGAAAGCAAAAGAAAGTCCAAATAAAGATATACTGAAGACACTAAACGATAAAAAAATAGAAACGGATAAAGAGGGTTATAAAAACTTATTTAATTATATTCAAATAACCTCCTTTGATATTTTTGAATATGTAAATCAACGATATACATCCTTAACTACAGATGATCCAAAGGATACAAAGGATACAAAAGCAAAAAAAGAAAAAGAATTAGAAGCGAAAAATTTAATAGAAGAATTTAAAAAGGAAATTTATTATTCTTTCATCAATATTAACAATACACAGGGTATAGATTCTGAATCGCAGTTATACGAAAATGGAAACGAAAGGATTGACTTGGAAGCGAGAAAGGGATTGTTAGAAAAACTGAAAGAAAGCTTGGATAAGCAATTAAATAATTTAAATAACGTTATTAAATTTATAATTAACTCAAATAAACAAGAGTATTTAAAGGAAATAACGGATATCCAAAAAGAATTTAAAGATTACGATAATGAAAAAGAATACAAAGACAATATCCTAAGTATAATTGTAAATGAAGAGAGAGAAGTGAAAACTCAATTGGATAAGAATAGTAATCATAAGAAGATATTGACAGATAAAGTCGAACAGGATAGAATGCGATTACAAAGGGATCTTGATATTGGTGTTGGCACTAGAGGTACAGGAACACGCGGGGGTAGACGAAAGAAGATGTCTGGTGGTGAAAGGAAAACTAATAAACATTACGAAGATAAATATAAACAATTAAAAGCATTAATAATCGTGATTGATAATCTTATAAATAAAATAGCAAATACCGAAGGGAAAGATGACGCGGATAAAGATCCATTCAGCAAAAAGAATGGTATGTTTGGCGACTCCAATGACGGTTTTCATTCCATTTACAACAACATTTGGGACGATTACAAGAAAGAGATGAGCAAAATCAAATCAAAAGGCGTGACTATGGACAGTTTAAAACAGGACAGGCGACTATACGAGCGTGTCAAAGAGAACAATTTAGACCCTCAAGACGTTTTAAAGATCAACTTTCAGGACAAGGTTATCTTCATTTGTATCGTATTAATTATACGCACGTTCGCGATGGTTTTAATAGAACTTTTAATAGAGTATAATTTCGTAAGCACCCTGAGCAGGGGCATCATTGTCTATTCGCTTCTCTATTTATTGCTACTATTCACAAGTGTTTTAATAATAAATTACGACTCCTATAAATTGCGTATTCTCGTGAATTACCTCAACGTTCATATTAATTCGTCCAACATCTTCTTTCATATTTTACTCTTTTCGTTATTTATAGGGTTAATCCTTATCATTATCAATGATGATGACAAGAGTTTAAAAAGTATAGATAACATCTTTAATTATACTTACGTCTATAAGTATATCTATGAAATCGCTGAGAAATCTAACCCCGAGTCAAATCTCCTATTATCGCAAAAAGAAAAGTTAAAGTTGCAATACCGTATGGATATTGTAACGATGATCATCTTCATATTCTCGTCGCTATTAATATTGATTATGTAATGAATGAATTGATTACATCACATTTCGTATAGGGTAATACGTAAGTATCAATGAATATTGCGCAGCGTAATTTAATAGCGAAGCGTTCGTAAAGTCTTCCTTCGTAATGGTATTATCATTCATTTCATTCAGCATTATTATTTTTCCAAGATCATTATTTACCTCCAAGACCTTCATATTAACATAGGTATTGCGAGTGGTCTTCATTTGCATATAGTCACATTTGGATACAATATTCAATTTGTATTCGTCGTATTCAAACTGATTGGAATAATCTATGTCCGTCTCGTATAAATTCATTCGCGGTCGCGGATGATTACGAGGCATTAAGATAGTGTCTATGCTCGTATCCATACTTTTATTATCGTATTTATGTGTCGTATAATCGCACACCTGACTTATTTTAATGTCGTCTCTCCCAAGGTCTAGTTCGTGATTCAGGTAATCCAGGAAATTGACCCTCCATTTCTTATTTGCCAAATTGATATTGTTGTTAATATTATTGTCCTTTGTGATTATTTTCCAGATATCCCATTTCCCCGACGACTTGCTATATAAGAATTTATATTTGAACGTCTTGTGATTGTCTGTAATTACCATTGTGATATAAGGAGAAAGGTTCTTCACATAGTTTGGAAATAATATCTTTAATGGTGCGATAACGTTGCTTTGCAAGTCAATATTGACAGTGAAAGATAGTTGATTGCGACTCGGGAAGTTTACCCAATCCCTGCTATAACTATTTATAATTAATGTTTTTTTATTCACAAATGTATTCGTAGACTTCATAGATGTTATGACCTTTTCCATAATCTCGGTGACATTTGGTATTACGGACGTGCTAGTGATACTATTATTGGCACTAACAGGTGCACTATCGGCAGTCCCGGCAGTCCCGGCAGTCCCGGCAGCATCAACAGTTGTCAAGATTGTATTCGTAATTACTCTATTATGCTCATACTCTTTCACGCGAAGTAATAGTTCCTCGTTTGTTAAAATATCACCCCGATTATATATGTGTTCAGGTTCTGATTGCGGAACATTCGCAACCAGATCGCTTTCCTCGGGAGAATTCACTTGGTTCATATTCTTTGTAATATAATCTTTCATTTTCGTCAACGTAATCGTGTTCAATTCCATTAGTTTTACGGTATTGTTCATTAAAACAGCGTCTTTGCTCATTGTCGTTATGATTGCATGGATGATCCCTAGTAATACGTCAGCATTCAAAGTTATATTATATTTTTCAAGCAACATCTTCGTAGATGCCTGAACGATCAAGTTTCTGTTTTTTTCCGATTTAAATTCATCAATAATCGCCATCCTCTTATACTATTACTCTAATTACAGTTTTTAAGTAAGTAATTTTTTACGTAAATGGATTTTTAGGTTCGGGCGATATAAATACTTGCGACTCTCGTTCATATTATCGTCCGTGATTTTCTTGTCGTTCGTAATACATTTTAGAAAATTATCGTCTTTGTAAGGATCCGGAAGATTCAATTTCTTGTATTTTAAAAGACTATTCAACCAACGTATTTGGTGTGTCATTGAGAACATTCCACACTCCGTGTTCTTTCGCTGGTGTCGCGTAGTATTAAATGTAATTTTAAAATCAGATTTCGGGTATATGACACCCAAACTCTCCTTTATATTCAGGATAAATTTTTTCACATATGCGGGTATGGCGATCGCGTTACTGTCGTAATAATGTGCCCCATAGCATTTGTTCGCAGGGTCAATAATAATAAACGTAGATGTCCAGTGCGAACCACTCTGGTTATGCTTGTCAAGATTCGTGATTAACCCTAAATATTTAATTTTCTTGCGAATATATTTTTTAACATCCAGCGAACAGATTTGACTATATAGACATCGTCCAAACTGGTCTTCTTCCGAAAAATCAATCGGGAATACACCCAAAAACGCGTATTTATACTTGCGACCTTTGTCATACTGCATCATTACATCCTCAATGTCATAATTACTCAACCATTCCTTCCCATTCGCATACCATTCGGCGGGCATCTCAGGGCGCAACTCTTCCTTCTCTATCATTTTGATAATATCCTTGGTCTTCGCGTCATTTGCGATTCGTGAGATGGTTCCTGTCCAACACCAGTATTGCTTGTCATCACAAACGGGTTTAATCTTTTCATTCAATAGAAGCGATAATTTAGCGATTGCGTCCGTCTTTTTGTATTTTATTTTGTCGGGTTTATATTTATTCCACGTATCAATCAGGTAAAGCAATGATTTTTTTGAAAATATATAGGGATTCTTGGCATTTTTAGGACTATTATATTTTATATTTTCGTTCGTCATCTATGCTATGGTATTTCTCTACATACTATGTAGAAAGTTATTTGCAATTTCGTAAAAATAAATATGTATAAAAATAAAAATTGATATATATATAAGTATATTAAAACAATAAAAGAATGGGCATTACTGAAGATTTTCGCGCATTTATTAACAAATATAAGGTGGATAAAGGTAAACCTTTCACAAACACAAGTATAGGGTATCCACGCATATCCATTTGTGTCCCTGAGGATAAGTATGCCGAATTTATGAATATATACAGTTTAGCGATGACGAACGCAGTCCCATTATATTTTACAGAAAAACCCACGGAGCCCAGTTCGCTTCGCGTTGATATAGATTTCCGTTTCACTATGCCCGATGACAAATCAGGCATTTATAATTCCCAAGATTCCAACTCATCCAATACCAAGCGGAAATATGACCGCATATATACTGCGGACAATATATACGCGATTGTCAATGCCTATTTCAAAGTCATCAATCAATACTTGGATGTCCCAGAGGAAGCAAATGTCGCATACGTTATGGAGAAACCAAAACCCGTTGAGTTCCGTAACAAACTGAAAGACGGGTTGCATATTATCTTTCCTCATTTGATCGTGAATAATAACGTGCACCACTTTATTCGCCGAAAGATATTAGATGTCGCAGCGGATATTTTCAAGGATCTGCCGATATGTAATGATTACGATTCTATTGTAGATAAGGCGATTATTGACGTGAATTGCTGGCAGATGTATGGTTCGCGGAAACCCGATTGCGACACCTACAGGGTTTCTAGCATATATAAATATGCGAATAACGAAACTGTAAAAACCGATTATACATTGAACGCTGCGGACGAAATAAACTTTATTAAACTGTTTTCTATGCGTAATTTTTCTAATAATATTCAAAACTTTGTGAAAGCAGAATTTGATATTGAAATAAGTCAATACAGTAAGCATATCTTACCTGCGATTGACCAAAAGTTGAAGAGCAAAGTCCAGAACAATATTTTCGGGAAATCCTTGAATATGAATCGCTGTTATATTTCCGACGATGACCTTATATTCGCTAAAAAACTCGTAGATTGTCTATCACCATCACGTGCTGATAATTATACAGACTGGATTAATTTGGGATGGGTCTTGCGTAATATTGATTACCGACTCCTTGAAACGTGGGTAGAATTTTCAAAAATTAGCAGCGCGTATATTGAAGGTGAATGTCATAATTTGTGGGACAAAATGCGAAAAGACAATATGGGTATCGGGACGCTCCGGTGGTGGGCGAAGCAGGATAACTTGGAGAAATACGTTAGTGTCCTTGACAAAAGCATAATCCCTAAGATAGACCAGAGTATATCGTCTGATGGGGCGCATTTTGACATTGCGTGTGTCGTCCATACGATCTACAAAGACGAGTTCAAAGCGATCTCCAAGGACATTTGGTATAAATATGATAAACAGAAGCATCGTTGGGTTCGTGCGCGCGAAGGATTGGATTTACGGCGTATTCTTAGCATTGAAATATGCCGCAAGTATATGGAAAAAGCGTCGGTTCTTAGTGAATATACAGAGGATCCAACGTTAAAAGCAATCAATGATGAGCGTAGCAAGAAATGTCTTAAAATCGCCACACAATTAAAGAACTCAAACTTCAAAGACTCAATAATGAAAGAGTGCCGAACGCTTTTCATAGATGAGAAGTTTGAGGAGTTGTTAGACAGTCGTTCACATTTGATTGGGTTTGACAATGGCGTATATGATTTAAAGATGCACATGTTTCGCGACGGTATGCCAGACGATTACATTCTGCTTAGCACAAAACTCAATTACGTTCAGTATAATAGTGAAATGCCAGAAGTATTGGAAATTAATGAGTTTTTCTCTAAAATATTTACCAATAAGAATCTGCGGAATTACGTGATGGATGTTCTCGCGTGTATCATAGACGGAAGTATCGCACAGGAACGCTTCTATATATTTACAGGACAGGGTAGTAACGGTAAATCGCGACTCTTGGATTTGATTCAAAAGTCTATTGGCGAGTATTATTGTATCTTACCGATCGCCTTGCTAACTCAAAAACGCGCTGCTAGTAATGCGGCACAAAGTGAATTGGAGCGAACGAAAGGACGGCGTTTTGCGGTGATGCAAGAACCGAGTGAAAATGACCGACTGAATATTGGATTGATGAAAGAATTGTCAGGACAAGATAGAATTTTGGTGCGAACGCTATTTAAAGAACCATATGAATTCAAACCCCAATTTAAGATGATATTGACGTGCAATGAGTTGCCCGAAATTCCAAGTGATGATGGGGGCACATGGCGACGTATCAAAGTATGTAATTTCTCTAGTAAATTCACAGAGACTCCTGATATTAACAAACCTACCGAGTTTTATATGGATCTGGAGTTATCTGATAAATTTGAACGATGGAAGGAGGTATTTATAAGTCTATTGATTGATCGTCATAAACATATTAATCCGATGGCAATCCCGGAACCAAGCGAAGTTCGTGTCGCTACAGAGAGTTACAAGCAGAACAATGATATTATTGGACAATTTATGAATGACCGTATAGTGATTGATCCGCAAATCAAGGAACCGCGTATTACCATTACAAAATTATATACGGATTTCAGGTTATGGAGTATATCAAATGTTGTGAAGGGTAAGAAATGTCCTGACCGCAATCAACTCAAAGCATATCTTGAGAAATTATTGAACAAACCCTACGAGACGAAGGGATGGGCGGGTATTGGATACAAACAAGACGAGGATGATGAAGATGATGACGAATAGAGTTACATGTATGATTTGTAAGATATAAAAACTGATATAATGATTATATAAGGGAATAAGCTTTCAGTGTCAAATCTATAATATAACTGACAACATCAACATTCACCGCGTTGCCAAATTGTTTATAGGATACGTTATCGTTTCTATGTAATATGAAATCATCGGGGAATGATTGTAATCTGGCGCATTCTCTCGGCGTGATATATCGCCTTTCTTTCGCATAAATAGGAGTCTGAACGATCGCGACCAGTGTAGGGAAATAATGTGTCTTCTTTATACGAATTCCCGATTGTCTAAATTGGATAAAGTAGTTCCAAATACTATCGTTTGGTTTTTTAGTTCCCGCCTGCCATTCTAATTTACCGAATACCTCCTTTTTCTGTAAGATATCCTTGTATTTGTTATACCATTCGTCCCAATCTCTTTTATATTTATTATATAAGGGTTTATTTTTTTTAATATAATCTTGTTTCCATATAGGGAGTTTTTTAAACTCTTCGTCGGTATATATTTTATAAAACTCATTACATAATATAGTAGGACTTAGGCATTCTTTAACGTCAAACACACTGATCATCATATCCCATATATTTAATATATTCTCTATTTCTGGAGATACTTTGTAGTTATCTGTAATACTCTGATCAGTATCTATAATTCTGCTCATATCTATTGGAATATTAGGGACTGTAAAATGAATGACTTTCGTTTTATCGTATATAGTTTTTTCAATACATACAAAGATCACTCTTTCGCGCTGTTGTGGAATACCCAAGTTATGAGGACTTAGTTCAAATATTGTTTCTTTATCACATAGGTAGTATCCAGATTCATTAATTCGTTGAATGATATGACTGAAAGCGTTCCCATTGTCTATTTTCTTTATATGCTTTACATTTTCTAAAAACATAAATCGCGGTTTCTTTGCTGTCGCGATCCTCAAAATGTCTTCAAATAATGTTCCACGCGGGTCTATAAGATGTCCTTTTTTACCAGCATTACTAAATGAATTACAAGGAAACCCCGCGCATAATATGTCAAAATCGGGGAGTTCTTTTTCATTCACTTTTTTTATATCTTTTTCAGGTGTAATACCATAATTTTCTTTATACACATCTCGGCATTTTTCGTCAATATCGCACGCCATAACACAAGTCGCCCCATATTTCTTTAGCGCCTGATGAAACCCACCGATTCCGCAAAATAAATCAATAAACTTCAAATTATTGATTTCCATATTGAATAGATATCAATATATATTTTATAGATATTAATTTTTTATATCAAAAGGTTGTCGCATATTTATTTTTTCTTAATATGTTTATTTTTATCATCTAGTTATCGGCGGTGTAATACTCTTGTTTTATATAAGGGTATGCGGGACATTACAGAATATATAAAAGTAATAAGATATAAATATATAATATGAAACTCAAATGTATCCTATTATGTGGTTTAGTTATTCTTCAAACAATATCAAGTTATGTGCCTAATTCTGCGAATTCAATTGTGAATATGAAGATGGATTGGTTAAATTTACGCAAATCTTCAATATCTAAAAGAAGAGACCTGATATTCTATAGTATAGCATTGAATACTATAGGTGTTCAAAAGGTAAACGCGGAGGGTGTATCTATAATTGACAAGATAAGTAGTAAAGATATTATCAGGTATATTGAAGAAGAACAAACATTAATTTTTGAAAAATCAATATCATCTGTTTGCTATATTAGCACTGAATATTCAAGTATGGCGGATAAATATAATTTGAACAAAGATGATTTACCCAAGGGTGTAGGATCCGGATTTATCTGGGATAAAGAAGGACATATTATTACTAATTTTCATGTAATTAACAAAGTGGATAAGGCATTAGTTACTATTACAGACAAGGGTGGTAATAAAAAAACATATATAGCAAAATTAACTGGAGTTGACCCGGATACTGACTTAGCTATCCTAAAAATAGATGCTCCTGCTAGAGATTTGCAAGTTATCAACTATAATCCAGATGTTAAAACGCATATAGGACAATTTGCTTTTGCGATTGGAAACCCCTTCGGACAAGACCACACATTTACTACAGGGATTATATCTGCGATTAATCGCGAAATTACAGCTCCGACTGGTAGAAAGATTTATGGTATTATTCAAACAGACGCTGCTATTAATCCAGGGAATAGCGGAGGTCCTTTGCTAAATAGCAACGGGGAGATTGTAGGTATCAATACAGCATCACTTGGATTAGGTGTATCTGCTGGTATTGGGTTTGCGATCCCTATATCATCTGCGCTTAAATCAATAAATGATATTATAACAACCGGTTATGTACAAAAAGCAATTCTTGGTATTTCCTATATGGAACGAAATCCTTCTGCGGTTGAATCAGCAAAGAGTGGCATCCCAATTATTACAAGAGGGATTCTTATATTGGATGTTCCCGAAAAATCCCCAGCATATGCTGCTGGATTAAAAGGTATTACACGAAATGAAAAAACGAAGCGCGTATCTCTTATAGGTGATATTATAATTGCGATTAATAATATACCAATCAATAATCCGGACAATCTAAATACTATACTTAAAATGTTTAAACCAGGAGATAAAATATCTATTAAATATTTGAGAAATAATAAGGAATATAGCACAGAGTTGATACTTGGCAATTATAAGGGAACTACATTCACAATGCTTGAGAATGAGCGAGGTAAAAACTTTGACTTAGAAGATAAACGATCACCCGTTGATATACCACTTAAAAATTTAGAACCAGTAATACAACCAAAACTTAATTAAGTTTAAATATCCGCGCTTTTATTGAGGAGGCGGTGGTGGGATAAGAAAGCAACCTTCTAAATATAAATTCGCATCTTCATATTTTTTGAAAGACCATCTATAAATTATATAGCAAAGATTATTGTTATCTCTCTTAGATGGATAATACATATCATTGAATTGAATGCTATTTTGAAGCATCGTTTTATACTCCGCACTAACCTTCATATCAACAGCATAGTATATATTATTTTTGTCATCGCTATCATTATCTATATTTTTTTCATAATTTACAATTTCGTAATTTATAAACTTACCAAGTAATAGCGCATATTTACCGTCCTGAAAAGATGCTGTAAGACCTCTTGTGTTTTTATGCTTTATGATATTTGTAGTTGAGCAATATTTTTGTAGATTACTTATTGATTTTACAGGGTCTATAGTTCCATATTTTTTAAAGTCATTCATAATGTTGCTAAGTACCCCGTCAATCTTTATTTTTGTTTTAGTATCAACATTGTAGCTGATATCATTAGTATCATTAGTATCATTCGCATTTGCTGATCTATCATCTGCTTTTAATGAAGGTAAATTAATAGTGTTCTTTTGAACTTCAATAATATCAATAATATTAAGAGCTTCCTTTCTTAATTCCTCAATTGTTTTATCTTTTGTCACCTCGGCAAAAGCAGGTTTTATAATATATTTTATAGGAATAAATGGGATTACACTAAATAACCTTAAAAAATTACCGCGATTAAGATTTACATACGTTATATGTTTGCGAGGAAACTCTTGCTTTTTATTCAATTTAATATTATTTGTATAAGCGAATGTCTCGTATACAAATAATAATGATACAAGTAATGTTTTGAATATAGTCATATATTAATTATTATAAATATCTTTTTATATAGTAAAATTTATATTATAAAAGGTTTTAATTACATAAACCTAAAATAAAAATGAGACAAGATTAATTATTTTATATATTACATAATATCATTAGAGCGAAGCGCATTCATATCATATGGTACATATACATCTTTTTTTAATTTGCGTAGCATCTTATTATAATCATTGCCAAGCACTTCTGTTCCAGAAATAAATATTGAACCTGTTTGAGGCATCTTCATGATCCGATCCATTGTTAGAGGTTCCGTTTCGTTATATCCTTCGCCAAAAAAACATTCCTTAATAGAATGTCCTAATTCCTTACAAGATTTAAGAGATTTATACATATCTACCGGTTGAGCGGTATCCTTATAATAAACCTCAAATGTTTTTTTAGCTCCGTTATCAGTCACCGACGCAGATACCAATATATCCGCTAAATCTAAGCGAGATATGATGCCACTTTTAGATATTCCTTGGTTAAACTCTACAGTTTCAACGCCTCTTCTTTCACCCGGCGAAAGCATCCCTGGTCTTACAATAGTATAACTAAGATGTTTAGGTGCGCTCTCATATAATATACGCACTCTTTCTTCTCCTGTTTGCTTCTTATAGCAAGCATCGCAACTCGCAAATCCTCTGTCAATCGCTTCACCGTATCCATTACCTGAACTATCGTCGTTCTTTTGACATTTTGCACAGATAGACGAAACAATTATAAGTCTTTTTACATTAGACCGAATTGCCTCTTCGGCAACATTTACTAATCCAATATCTTCCACATTATCACTTGGTTCTGCTACTGTTTCAACTGTATTGTCAGTCATCCTATTATATCTCATACTTCTTTTTGAAAGATCAATTCCTGGTGTAGTAGTTATTTTTACTTTAGGTCTTGACGCCGCGCAAAATATTACTGCTTCAGCATCTTTTAAAATGCCAGTAATCGTTTCGGGTTTTAGAACATCAGCTACAATACTTTTAACCAGTCCCTTTTTATTTAAATCATCTATAACAAGCGAGTTCATTTTTGCGTGTTCCCTATCAACTATTTCAACATCTCTCCTCGTAACCGCTATGACACTAATATTCTTTTCTAATAGCGCGCGAATAGTATCTCCTCCCGTATAACCCGAAGCACCAAAAACAACAACCCTTTTTAATTCACCAAACCCGCTCGATGGTTTTGATATACTTATAATACTAACCGCTGGCATTAGTTTAATCGCATCACGTCTGTTATAATTTACCATAGTTAGAACAAACGAATACGATGATATAATATTAGATATCGTAATAACCGCAATAAACACTCGTAAAAGATTAGACATTGCTGTTATTAGATTAGATTAGATTTATTTTTATATGGTATTTTGTATTACAGATGATACATATTCCAAGAAAGGCGTTATCTACCACTAAAAAACTGATATAAGAAGTATTATAATTAAGTAATATGCCCAATATCATTTGGAAGACTGAAAGCGATCAATTTAGATTGTTTAAGTTACGCAACAATGGTATTAAATATGACGATTTTACATTCTATGTATCTGGAATGATACAAAGGATGAACTATGAAGCATCCTTTGTATTTGCGGATTTTTGTTTTTATGATAATTATTGGGAATTATTAGAGGAAGATAAAATAGATTCTATATATCGCAAAGTTATTATAGAAAATATCAATACACTCACTTTTACAGAATGCTACAATCTACTATGGACTGACGCGGGCGATAAACAGAATCACATAAATGACCTTCTAACAATGAAACATAATCTCTATAACGCTATTCGCAACCATATAGAATATCACGATCATATTGAATATATATCTGAAGACTTTTACTATAGAAGGAAAGGCGACATTGCTTCGTCGCGAGTATGTTATAGGATATGTTTGAAAGAGAATAGGAATATCATTGCGAGATATATCTATGAAAAAATATGGCGCGCGAAGAATACGAATAAGGATTTGCTTGTCAATTCTACAAACAAATATATACTAGATCATATACGATCTACCACATATAACAAAAAGGATTTAGAGTTTGTAATATATGAATATGGAATTCAAAACGCAATTGAAGAGTTTCGCGAATGTTATGATGGTGATCCCAAAGACATTACGTTTAATATCGCATATTATATACTATGTGATTCCTTTGAATATATCGCATACACACGAAGTAGTTTATAGAATATAAAAAAGAATAGCAATTGTATATATATTATAATTAGATTTCTGTAGGGTTTGCGAGGTATTTGATCCATATCTCCTTAGCGTAGTTAGATTTTTTAAGATTCAAGAAGAAACCCAGTTCAACCGCTTGTTCATAATACCCTTTGTTTTGCACCATTTGATTATCGCTATACAAACTTACAATTCCTTTTAGCGATAGACGATGATTGATTTCATTGATACTCTCTATAAATTGTGTGAGAATTTCGTCCGTGACAATAAGATTGTGTTTATTTACAGAGTATTTTGATATGAACTCCTCTAATATATCCTTATTATTATTTAGAAGATTGAATATTTCCTTTTTATTTACTCGCGGTTGTCTGCTTGTTTCACATTGGTTGGACAATATAAGTCCCTTGAATCGCTTTTGTCTACACAGTTTATTCATAAACTCCATCACATTTATATCCACGATGATCGGTTCTTTGAAGGGTAGATGATTATTTATTTTCGTATATAATTCAATGCTCTTCTTCATATTGGTTGTCTCGCACTCATCCACCTCATAAACCCACACATATACCTTGTAATCGCAACTAAAATGCTTGTCATGTTCCGTAATATACTTACATATCGCTCCGTGCCTGTGGTTTCCGTTAATAATCTTAATGCTCTTCTCGTCAATCTTAGTTTTCTTGTCATAGATCGCATCAATCGTAAAAGGAATCTCATATCCTTGGGTAATAGAGGTATACAATTCATCTATTTTTGGGGTTTCCAGATCTCTGTTAAATACGATCGGGGTCGCGTATGCCATCAACTCGCGAAAACTAAGTTTCGCCAAGTATTTCTCATCGCTTATCTTGTCTATTGTTTTGTCTGCGATATTAAAGTGATGGGTGGGTGATACTTGTGAATGATCGCTGTTCTTCGTAATATTTTCAAACCCTTTCTTAATGTCATCATCATTGAAAGTCATTGTGGTGCTATATTCTTGTAAGACACCCTAATCAATTTTTATGTAATCCTTTCTCCTTCTCCAGCAATAGAAATATGTAGGCGAACAGCGCTGAGATGACGAGACCGCATAATTCTATTGCGGTATGGTAAGGGAACGGGTATGCGTTCATCATCGCATCGCAATTATACTTCTCGTTAAAGAAAAGTCCTATGATGACTAAGAATAACAGTAGCAAGATTGGCAATAGTTGTTTAACTACGGTTGGCAACTTCACATTCCATAACCCTGTAAGAAGCACGACGACCCAAATGTGTATTCCTGAAATCGCGTTATATACGGTTCCAATATAATTCAACAATATATAAAAGTCCAATAGAATCGCCGCGAATATGATAGGGATATTAGGAGCGTTCCCACTAATAAACGATAATGCGGTGATTAAGGCGATTACGATGAGATACGAGGATGCGTGAATAGTATACACGTGCACCAAACTATGCTCGTTTTCGTTCCAAAACAAATGCGAATATGCGTGGTATGCTTGGAATATGAACAATGACAATATAAAAAACTGGATTTCTATATGCTTCGCAAGCGATAATAAATAAAGCAGGATGATACACGATACGATGTTGATACTGGCGGAATACGGTTGATCTACAATATCTCCGCGAATCTCACACGTATTAAAGGGAAATGGTTTAGGTTGTTGCGGTTCCATTATTATATTATAGAGATACAAAAATATTTAATGTATTATTACATATTATAGATGATGTGATTGGTGAACAGTATGTTGCGAAGTTATCGTATGATGATAGGGATATAGTATATGACGGAACTTATCGCAATGAATATTATATGATGTTAGATGATGTTGAAAGAAGGAAACCAGGAGAACTACGATTACCAAAAGGAATGGGGTTACTTACGAATATAACAATAGGAGAACGAGGCGAACCTTTGATTGTAGATGAAAACCCCTATAATGATTTTACCTACGAAGAATGTAAAATGTGGGTATTGATGCCTATTGTTCATCCGCGAACCTTCAAAGCGATTGCGATTGATTCGCCACTCTACAATCGCCTACTGTGTATGAGTTTTCAGTATGATAAGAATTTACTACCACGTATGATTACATCACGCGGATACGTTGTTATATACACATTGATCACTAGGATACGAAACATATTAAGGGAAATAGGGAAACCCCCGCAAACGAGGAAACAATTAGAGAATAGTATTCATAAGTTGTCTTTGCAACCCAAAAAAGGTATTCTTTCAAGAATCGCCAAGATGGTATTTAGACAAAAATAAAAATAGAGATACAGATAATACATACATATCCAAGTCTTAGCAGTCTTAGCAGACAGGGACGTATTTCTTCTGTCCCTCTTTGCTTACGACGAGTCTATATAAGATAACGAACAAGTCGGTATTCATCTCTTTTTTACTATTGAGTTCAAGAAGAACCATTATATTTTTATTGTCTTCCTGACTGGCTGATATTTTTTCAAGTTCCTTCTCGATAGACGCTACGTTGTATTCGAGCATCAGACTCGTATATTCAAGTATATCTTTAAATCTCCTACGTTCCTCGTATTCAAAGCGAACATTCAAGACGCCGAAGAACCGCTCAATATCCTTCACGCTCGACACGTCCATATTCCTCAAATCATTCGGGTTAATATGATACGGACAGCGATAATCGTCTGTTTCTATCGTTCGAATCGCCGTGTAAAAGTCCTCGTTGAAATAGGCGGTATTGATATACCACGAGGTTTTCTTTTCGTAGTTGAAACTGCGACGGTTGTATTCCGTCCATTCCACCTCGACGACGAGATTTTTATGCGTAGTAAGTTGAAGAGACAAGTCATAATATGTCTTTAAATACGTGTTTTTCAAGAGGTCGTCAAAGGGGATGATGATGCTACGAGCATTGCCCTTTGCGTTTTTGATTTCGATATAAATCAAGTCCTTGAACTTGGTGAATTGAATGAATCGCTCATATTTTACTTTTTTGGTTTTGAAGCAGACATCAAAGACGCCTGAAAACTCCATATCCTTCGAGTAATGATATGTGTGCATCATTGTTTGATGAACGAAGTTGCGAAGTTTGCGAAGTAGCGAGAGCCGAACGAAGTTGCGAGAGTTTGCGAAGGTTTGCAGAATCAATCGGTTTTGACTTTACTATTCTTTTAAAGACAGCGAATCAATTTTCAATGGCTGTTCTATAAAACAGGACATATTATATCCAAAAAACACATTGTATATGTAGGCGAACACATATATAATTTTTATTATGATAAATGCGATTATACAGAGGAATCGTAATATCTTTATATTTGTCATAAGGGTATCCAGAAAGTGTTCAATTCTATCCTTCATTGCGAACGATATAGTCGAATGTAAAAATATACCATATCATTTTTCATAAAATAAAAAAATATACATAGAGACAATCCTTTAAGTAGCAGGAGTAGCGAGAGCGAGAGCCATTCCTTTACAACGATACAACTACCGCACGAATGGCTTTATCGACATCATCCCGATTCGCCAAATCCATATTCGCCAAATATGGAGCGAACGCATCAGACGCACGTATGATATTGTTATAGATGACTTCGAATAAATCGCAGTTCATATATTTCTTGCTGTCATAAAACTTCACGAGTTTAATGAGGTTTTGTTTGTCCTCTTCGATAGCCGAGATTTCGTCGAGTTCCTTTTCCATCAATGTGGAGACGTATTCTACGACAATATCCATATAGTCATTCGTACGTTTTTCAAAATTGCTTATCTCATATCCGAGACGAGCCTTGAAAGCATAGTTGTAAAACTCAATCCCCGATGCGGTTTCGACTTTCATACCGATCAATTCGTAAGGGTTAATATCATAATAGCAATACTGCTTGTCGGTTTTGAATTCGCCATTCAAGATATACGCAGTATCGACAAAGCAGTTCCTACGTCCCTTGTATATGTCTGTGATTTCGGCATCCCAAATGCGATTTCCTTCGTCGCTTACCTTTTCGACAAACTGATTTTTGTCCTTCACGAGCAGAAGCGAGAGGTCGTAATACATCTTCAAAAGTTTGTTTTTCAGAAGTTCTTCAAAGGGCATAAGGACACAGCCGACGTTTTTGACTTCGACATAGATGTTCTCCTCATACTTTATGAAAAGGAAGTATTTGAGAGATAGAAGCACGTCTCCACGAAGGTTTGTGGTCTTTTCGAAGAATGCCGAAAACTCCATATCGGGAAGATGGTGGTGATACCCATTGCCCTTGCGGTAGCAGATTGTAGCGGTCATCTTTTGGTCGTGTAGCGGTTGAACGAAGTTGAACGAGCGGTTGAACGAGAGTTTTGCGGAATCAATAGGTTTTGACTTTACTATTCTTTGAAAGACAGAGAATCAATTTTCAATGGCTGTTCTATAAAACATGACATATTATACCCAATATGTAGGCGAACGATATCCCATAAAAATAAAAAATATATACATAGAGTTTCTTCACATAGCAATCTCTTTAAGTAGCAAGTATTAGCGTCCTGATGGTATTCTCGGCATCTTCCAAGTTCTCTAAATATGGAGCGAATGTATCAGGACTACGTATGAGATTATTATATATAACTTGGAATAGATCACCGTTCATATCCTTCTTTTCGTAAAACGCAATGAGATTAATGAGGTTTCGTTTGTCTTCTTCAATTGCCGAAATTTCGTCAAGTTCTTTTTCCATTAAGGATGCGTTATAGGCGATTGCGATATTGGTATAGTTAATCACACGTTTCTTATATAGTTTATAATATTTATCATATGCTGCGGTTGCTATAAATAATTTTGTTTTAATTTTTGTAATCGTAGTATTGATTTTTTCAATTAGATTTATAACAACCTCCTTTTTTTGGTTTATATACTACTAAATCCATTTATATTATATGTTTTATTAAAAATATTGTATAAATAGAGTAGGATATATTATAAATGCCTGTAGATCAATATGTGGTTGAAAGAATAATAAAGGCGAGAAAATCAAAATCTCCTCCGATACGTGAATTAAAAGATATACTTAGAGTTCTCTGACTCTGACGATACATAAACGAGTATGCTAAAAATACGAACAATATATATATAAATATTATCTATATAAACATAAACAAATGACATCTCATCTTACTCCTCTCGTGGCGATCGCCTGCTACTTAGCATATCCCAAGCATCTACGCATAAATCCGGATTTACTATATAACGTATCAGTTATTCACAATGCGTTTCTTGTGATGTTTAGTGCTTGGACGTTTGGGTCACTATCTCGTATCTTATATAACGACGGGATCGTATTCAAATCCAATTATTATTTTCAAAATCCGCAATTTGATACTATTATTTATTGGTTCTATTTGTCAAAGTATTATGAGTTCGCCGATACGTTTTTATTGTATCTCAATGGCAAGACGCCGATATTCCTCCAGAAATATCATCATATAGGTGCTGTTATAAGTTGGCATTTAATGTATCAATACAAGGTTGATATGGTATGGATGGCGTCTCTCTTAAATAGCGGCGTTCATACCATAATGTATTCCTATTACTTGGGGTGTCTATTGAAGATCAATCAAGTTAGAATCGTAAAGAAATACATCACGACGATGCAACTTTGCCAATTCTTCGTATTGTATTCTAATTTCTATTTATATCGTCCGCCTATCGAGACGTGGTTTAATTATGGTATTATCACGTTCTTTGCGACGTATGGCGTGGGCATTATAGCGTTGTTTAGCAGATTCTATTATGATTCTTATGTTGTGAAGGAAAGGATAGGGAAGATGCAGTATATATAGGGTTATGCTTTGTTAATATTTTTATTTTTATAAAAAATCAAAAAACTGATTTATGTATTAGAGTGGTTATAGTAATAGAACACGAAGACTATGAGTAATCAAGAAAAAGGGTTGCTATATGAAAAATATGTCAAGGACTTCATAATACGAACGCAGTGTAAAAATGCGTATCTGTGGAATGAATGCCCCGAAACTATTTTAATAGACAACAAACTTATCCATTCTCATAATACGTTGAGATTACTAAGAAAAGATGCGAAGGAAGGACACGTCCATAGTCATAAAGATATTGGAATCGATATTATTCAAATTGAAAACGACAAATGTTCTATGGTGCAATGTAAAAACGGGTATCACAACGGTTTATGCGTAGACGATATAGCGGGGATTATGATGCGGTCGGCGTTCATACGCAACATTAATACGTTTATATACTATACAAACTGTTTATCGCGGAACATCCTATATACATCTGGAATAAGCCCTTATGTATCCCATATTGATTGTAGCAACAATAGCAATATAGATGAATTAGTGAAAGTTTCTAATGACAGTCAAATATACTTTGTGAAGTTGCCTTATGAAAATACTAATATAGAGATCGATATTGTTCCAGAGATCGTGGCATATTCATATCAAATAGAGGCAGTAAATACATTTACAGAGTATTACAAGACAAAGAATCGAGGTATTTTGTCGCTCCCTTGCGGATGCGGAAAAACCTTTACAAGTTATTTAATCTCAAATACTTATAAACAGGTCATTATTCTATCGCCACTAAGAGAATTCGCAAGTCAAAATCTAAATAAGTTTATAGAATACGGGTATGATAAGAAAAACACGAGGTTAGTCGATAGTGATGGCGACAGAGATATAGATAGTATTAAGAAGTTTATTCAAAGCAACGATAGATTTGTTATATCTTGCACCTATGATTCGATGGACTTACTATCCGAATGTTTAGAGTTATTTAATGATGCCTTATTTATAATCGACGAGTTCCATAACCTATCAAAAGCGAATATATCAAGCGAAGACAATAATATATATAAATTGTTAATATCAAAGCATAGAATACTATATATGTCGGCAACGCCGAGAATATATGACATTGAGTATGATGATGAAACAGTTGATGTTGATACAGAGGTTGATAATGATTATGATGAAAATGATGAAGAGACAGATGAGGATGATGATACTGATGTTGATGATGAAACAGTTGATACCGAGTATTTATTTGGAGACGTTGTGTATCAAATGACTTTTACAGACGCAATCACAAACAAATATATTACAGATTACAAGATATGGTTGCCTTCCATCCACGAGAATAACGAAGAACTCGATAAAGAGTTGTCAATATACGAGATTGATAATGAAATAAAGAATCGATGCAAGTTCTTGTATTCGTGTATTGCCAATAATGGTACGAGGAAATCCATAGTCTATTGTAGAGATACTGAGGATATGAAAGCGATGATGGAATGTATGAAAACATTAAATGAGTTTTACATTATGGATATTGAGATGAATAGCATCAGTTGCGAAGACAATGAGAAGAAAAGGAAACGAGTATTAAAATCGTTTAGTAATGGCGATGATAAGATACAACTTCTATTCAATATAAGGATATTAAATGAATGTATTGATATACCTGCGTGTGATAGTGTATATATTAGTTATCCGCCTAAAAATAAAATAACGACGATTCAAAGAATAAGCAGATCAACGAGAATAGATAGGAATAATCCTTATAAAGTTGCGAATGTATATATTTGGTGTGAAGAATACGACGATATGTTGGAGACCTTGTCTTCTATCAAAGAATACGATATAATGTTTAAGGATAAGGTTAAAGTTAGTGCGGTTGATTTCTATAATAACAAGGATGAAAAGGAACTCGAAATGATAGAGAATGATAAGATATTATTAAGCAATTGTATTATAGGCGTGAAGGAGTTCAAGGTGATTAGTTGGGAAGAAAAATTGGCGACGGTCGAAGAGTATATTAAGGAATATGGGAGGTTGCCTACACATAAATTACGAAATTGGTTATACGCACAGAGAATAGATTACAATATTAATAGGGGGAAAATGAAGCAAAAACATATCAGATTATTATGGGAAATATTCATAGAAAAATATAACCCATTCATATCAAGTCAAGATAAATGGATACTTAAATTGGAAAAAGCAGATAATTATCTTAATATAAATGATAAGATACCACTAAGAGATAGCCAAGATATATACATAAAGGGTCTTGGAATTTGGATTGCGCGTCAAAAAGATATTTATAAGAAAAATATACAAATAATGAAAGATGAAAATATAAGAGCATTATGGGAAACCTTTATATCTAAATATAACCATCTATTTATGGACAACGATGAGTATTGGAAAAATAAATTAAATCAATTAGAACAATATATTAACCAAAATGGTAAATTGCCTTCACCTCATGCTGAAGAACTTGTTGAAAAAACATTAGGAAATTGGGTAGGAACACAAAAAAGAAATTATAAAAAACAAATAGATAGTAATATTATTATGACGAAGGAAAATATAAGAGCATTATGGGAACAATTTGTTAATAAACATTTTAATTTATTTATAAACGATGAAGATAAATGGGTGTATAAGTTAAAACAAATACAGCAATATATACTTGAAAATGGTATATTGCCTACTCAAAACAACGATAATGAAGATACTGACAAAATGGCGTTATGGATATGTCGTCAAAAAAAAAATTATACTAAATATTCGCAAATAATGAAAAATGAAAATATAAGAAGGAAATGGGAATGTTTTGTTAATGAAAATGAAGACTTATTAAAATCAGAACAAGAAAGATGGAATGAAAAATTGGATATAATTAAAGAATACATAAAGACATTTAATAAATTACCGCCTATAACAAATAATGATGAAAATGTTAAAAAACTTGGTAAATGGATATCGCATCAGAAAGATAATTATAGCAAAAATAAAGGAATTATGAAGGTGGACAGTTCAATAAGAGAAAAATGGAAACAATTTGAAAATGAAAATTATGAATTATTTAAGTCAAATGAAGAAGTATGGGATATAAGATATAATGCTCTTCTACAATTTGTGGAACAATATGATAAATTACCTTCACCTACTGCAAAAGAACATACCGAAAAAACATTAGGATATTGGGTTGCTAATCAAAAGAAAAATTATAAAACAAAAATTGGATTAATGAACGAAGAAACTTTAATAAGAAAAGAATGGAAAGAACTTATAACCAAATATGATTATTTATTTAAGTCTAATCAAGAATTATGGACTGATAACAAGATTAAACTTGAAGAGTATATTCAAAAATATAATAAACTACCACCAATACGAGTGAAATTAGGTAGATGGGTTTCTCATCAGAAACAACATTATAAAAAGAAGGGCAACAATATTATAGAAAACGAAGATACGAGAAAAAAATGGGGAGACTTTATTTCGAAATATCCTCATCTATTCTAATCATCTATGAGGGTTGTCGATGATATATTTTATACAAAATCTTGTGATGTGAAATTGACTATTACTTAGGTTTTATTTATTTTTATATCTTCTATACAATACGGACAATATGGGTATTTAAAATTATCAATATCAATACCACACTCTATACACATATTTCTTAATTTGTTATTAACACGTTTTATAGAATTAATTCTATCTTCTCTACATTTATTACATAAATTATCCTTTCTATTTTTATGAGAAAAACCACAGCATTCGCAAGTTCTCCCTTGCTTTTCTTTCGATATAAATCTCTTTATACAACATATCCCTAATGTTAATACTTGGTTTCCATTTGCTATATAACAATTCTTTACTATCTTGTGTCCGCATATACAATAATCTTTGTGAGGGAGTAATGTATCGGTATTATATAATAATTTATAATAATTTAAATGAGACCCATTATCCCCTCCACTATATACAAAGTCTTTCATATCTATCATCGTTAAATCGTGTTGCTTTAACCCTTCTGTAAATTTCTGCGTGAAAGTTAGTTCCATATTTGTTTCCATTTCTGTTTTATTTATCTATCAATTATTTGTTTATATTATATAAGTATATTTCATACTTAAAGGAAAATCAAAAAAAACTGATTTATGTATTACCGCAAAATAGTAAATAGAGTTATCTCTTATGTCTCAACCGACGAGTCAATCAACTTCACAAAATAAGGAAACGAAACAGAAGAAACCGCCGAATCGCCTCGTATGTTTTCTTTGCGGAAGCGAAGGGCATTACGGATCACCGACTTCGTGCTACGCATCCACGCACGTAAGAAAGATTTATTTTAATTAAATATAAAAAATATATAACACATAAACCCTATCTATTGTTTTTTCATTTACTTTTGGACTTGCTGGACGAGGTTATTGTAAGCAATGCTCTTTGCTTCAAAATCTGTGACACACGACATATAATTCATACGAAATACTTCCAACTCTTCCTGCGAGGTGTATTCCATTTTTTCCAAGTCGTATGGGTTGATCTTGTAATAAGCAACTTTTTCGTGAAATAATCTATCCCCGTGTTTTACAAGAACCTTGCGTCCCGTATTGTTCAACAAATCGCTCACTATAAACGCAGTATCAATAGACCAATACCTCACATCGTCATATAACGAGTAATCGCTGTATTCGCTGCTATACTTAAGATCCTGAACCACAAGTTCTTTGTCGTATGTTAGCATAAGCGAGAGGTCATAGTAATACTTCCACTGCTCGTTTTTTTGAAGTTCGTCAAAGGAAATCACGATATCCCCGACGCCTCTCACATCCATATAGACCTTGTCTCCGTATTTGATGAAAAGGTGATATTCGTGATATTTCAGAATATCAACAACGCCCGTGAATTCGGCATTTGTGAAGATGTGAAAAGCAGACTTGGTACTTGTGTTGATAGTGCTGTTCATTTTTGCGTTCGTTTGCGGTTGCTTTGCGTTCGTTTGCGGTTGCGTTCGTTCGTTTGCGGTTGCTTTGCGTTCGTTTGCGGTTGCGTTCGTTTGTCTCTGCTACATTATTATAAAATTTGTGATCATTTTTTACATTGTAAAAAGTATAATAGGACAAATTTATCTCATATACACGAAGTCACGAAGCATTCCTTTAAGTAGCAAGAAACAGTGTTTCAATCGTTTCTATATATTTAATTTCTTATTTAATCTTAACATATCTTTTTCAAAATTGCGGATAATTTCGTTTAATCCTATTTTCTTTGTATCAATATCAAAGTTATTCATATCATCTATTGTTAATTTAGTTGTTTCAAACATGTTTTTATATTTATAAGCAAGTTTATATATTTCTGTATTTTTTTTCGTGCGGTTTAATGTTTTTTCAATTGAATATTTTAACATATGTAAACGCTCATTATAACAACCTTTTAATTGACACATAATAAGATCATTATGGTTCTTCTCTTTTATTATTTTGATTTCTAAATTAGTATACTCTTTACTATATTCTACAAATTTTTTTCCAAACTCTATTTCTCCTTTTACTTTGTCATTCTTAAAGCGCTCTTTTATAATTTTTATATCATTTACAAAATCAACCACCAATTTTTCTTTTTCAATAACATATTTATTTTTTTTTAATTGTTCCTGTTCCTTTTTACATTTTATGTTAAGACAATTTGCTAAAGCAATCGCCGCATCAAATATTTCTTTCAAATTATGCGAAACATCCTTTCATCAAACAGTAGAAAAATAGCAAATTCATATAAAAAATATATACATATACGCTAAGCATACCCTACACGGATTCCTTAAGTAGCAAAGCGGTTTTTGCTTCCTTCTCTATCATCGCTACTATTTTGGGGTTATCGGCATTGTAATTCACTTAGAAGAATATTATAGATAATACTTAGTACGTCGCTATTTATTACATACTTCCCTTGAATAATATCAACGCGATCAATTACTTTCTTCATATTTTCAAAGAATGCCGAAAGTTCGTCAAGTTCCTTCTCCATCTTAGACACTTGATATTCAATTGCGAGGTTCTTGTAAATACTATTCCTATTTAGAAAGTATCCAAACCTTAACTCGTTTCGGCACATATACGTCTGTTCGAAGATGTCTATTTCTTGTGGTGATGCGTATTCCAACTTCTCCAAGTCAAATGGATTTATTCTGTAATAGCATACATTCCCACTTGGGATTATCTTACAGCTCTCTTTATTGCAGTTTTGATCAATATCTAAATCAATATATGCCGTATCCAAAGACCACACTCTATTTGCTGAATATTCATATTCCTCGTCATATTTATCATATTCATATGCCTCGTTATAGAAATTGTTAAATGCCTCATTCTTTATCTCTTTATCAATTGCGAGCATAAGCGACAGGTCATAGTAATATTTCCAATACCTGTTTTTTTGAAGTTCGGCGAAAGACATCACTATATCACCTACATTCTTAACTTCCATATAGACCTTGTCTCCATGTTTGGCGAATAGGTGATAGTCGCCCATTATCCCAATACGATGCGTCAAATCACTCGGATCATTATTACGATAGGAATACGCATCATATATTTGCTGAGTAAACACACCAGTACATTCGGTGCCGGTATTTGCGATTGTGTGGTTCATCGTGGAATTTCTATATACTCAATTTAACTTCGTTAACTTTAGCAAATTGAGTAATATTCTCTCCTTCTATATTTACAGTTATTAATCATTTTTTAATAGTAAAAAATATTTTAGAACATACTCATATTATGATAATACCAAAAATAGATAACACGCATATATATTACATTCATACTATATTTATCATTATGAGTTGCTTAAGATTAAAACAACTATTTTATCCTTTTTCTTTATAACGCATAAAGTTCTTCTAGCTCTTTCTCCATATTCTTCATAATATATTCAATTGTGATGTTCTCATATATCACTGACCTATGTGAAAACGTCTTCACTCGGTCAAGACCATTCATATAGCCCAGTTCAAATGCTTCCAGTTCTTGAGGAGTGGAGTATTCCATATCCTTCACGTCTGCTGGGTTGATTTTGTAGTAGCATACATTCCCGCTTGGGATTATCTTGAAGGCTTTCATGTTGCTTTGGTCTATATAGGCAGTTTCCAGCGACCACGCCCTATCTTCTTTAGACCACTCCTTACCTCCTGTATATCCATATATGTGGTTATATGTCTTGTTAAACTCTTCGTTCTTAGACAGTTTATGCATGTCGTTTGAGAGCATAAGCGACAAGGTATAGTAATATTTCCAATACTTGTTTTTTTGTAGTTCAGCTAACGAAATCACAATTTCGCCGGCATTTCTAACCTCCATATATACCTTGTCCCCGTGCTTGGCGAATAGGTGATAGTCGCCATAACACGACATATAGTTAGGCGCGTCGTAATAGGGTTTTGTTTCACGAATTAGCTTCCAAAATACGCCGGAGCACTCGGTATCTGCGATTGTGTGATAGACAGTAGAAGTGTCACTAGACGCGCTGGACATTATGATGCTTTGTTTGGGAGATTTGGAGATTCGCAATATACTCGGTGTCGTCTTTTGATTTCGTTTCTATTTCTAAACAGTCAAATCAATCAATTTTTATATTATTTATGCTTGTAATATATCGACGTCCCTTTCTAACTTGTTTTTACAGTTATCTATTTTATCAATAATCCCTGTATATATCTTCTTCCCTTCAGTGCCGACAAGATGATTATATATAATCCTTAGCACGTCGCCATTCATACCCTCTATGTCATTCAGGGCAACAAGATTAACCATATTCTTTTTATCCTCAAAGATTTCCGAAAGTTCGTCAAGTTCCTTCTCCATCAAACTTATACAATAGTCAAGCACAAAGGTATCGTAATATACACTTTTTTTATCAAAGGTTCTGCTTCTAACTTCGTATCTTGACATATAATTTTTTTTGAATATATCCAAATTTTTTTGCGAAGCGTAATTCATATTATCTAAGTCAAATGGGTTAATCTTATAATAGCAATTGTATTCGTTCTCTACAACCCTCTTTGTTTTACCTTCATAACTTCCATCTATAAAGGCAGTGTTTATTGACCAGAATCTAATCTCTTCGTATATATTAGGATCGTGATAGTTGCTGTTATATTCTAGGTCTTTGATTAACGAATGCTTATCGGTTGTGAGTAGAAGCGACAAGTCGTAATAGTGCTTCCAATACTTGTTTTTTTGGAGTTCGGAGAATGACATCACGATATCACCGATTCCTTTAACTTCCATATAGACCTTGTTACCATACCTGATGAAGATGTGATAGTCGTATATAAAACTAATTTGGGTTAGCGTTGTTTCATTATAAGCATACATTCCATGTATTTGATACTTATCAAGAACGCCTGAGAACTCTGCGTTTGACACAGTGTGATAAGTATATAAGTCGTTGCCACTTGCGGTGAAGTTCATTTCGTGTTGCGCGAAGTTGCGAAGTATTGTAAAAAACGGCGTAACTGCGTAACTGTGTAAGTCTGTATTTTCACAAACGCAATCATTTTTCAAAATAATAAAATAAAAAATAGATAGATATATACATATATTATACACACATTACATCATTTCTTTTAATCTTGGGTTGCTCGGTAATCCATCGCGAAGGTATTGTAAATATCCAACTCTACATTTATGAGATCGTCTCTCGTATTCGCATAATTCTGCTTAAATAAATCTAAATTTTTTTGGGAGGTATATTTCATATCAACCAAGTCGTAGGGGTTAATTTTGTAATAGCAAACATATCCTTCGCGAATTGTTTCGTTTTCCAGAAAGACAGTATGAATTGACCAGAACCTCGCCTCTTTGTAATAGTTGGAGTAATTCGTGTTTTTGCTACTATATATGGTATCTTCAGCGATTGAATATTTATTGGGTGTGAGCAGAAGCGACAAGTCGTAATACTGTTTCCAGTAATTGTTTTTTTGAAGTTCGGCGAATGAAATTACGATCTCTCCGACATCCTTAACCTCCATATATACTTTGTCTCCGTATTTGATGAAGAAGTGATCAGCAAATACGCCACTAAATTCAACATTTGAGAATTTGTGATAAGCAATGCTACCATCAGTGTTGAAATAACTGTTCATTGCGTTCGTTTGCGTTCGTTTGCGTTCGTTTGCGTTCGTTTGCGTTCGTTTGCGTTCGTTTGCGTTCGTTTGCGTTCGTTTGCGTTCGTTTGCGTTCGTTTGATAAACTCTAACTCAATATTATAAAAATCGCAATCAATTTTTGTAATGGAAAAAGTAAAATAGGACATATTATAATAACAAAAATGGTTACTGTCGCTGTGCTATCTGGATAATAATACAGAACAAACATTTTTATCATCACAAAAATATCGTTGTAGCACCGAAATAGATATATTTACCTTTATTAGTATCTGTAGCGAAAGTTTCGTAATTGTCTATATGCGTTTCATTTTTATTTTCTATAAAAAAAATAAAAATATGTCTATTAGAGCAAAGCGATATGTCTAATACATACAAAGACCCTCTAACAAAGATGGAAGTAGATGAAGGCAACATAGAGAAGTGGAAGAATAAACTCAAGTTTGTCTCTGCTATACCAAATCACATCTTGTCAAATATGGATGTTAAAACCAATAATGGTTCTATACAGGTTAAAAGAGACTTGTATTTTGACAGGGTGAAGACATTCATAGGGAACAAATCTGGGCACCTATTAAACAAACTGATTACTGTCAATAAGTCTCACAGGATACTAGAGGAACGCAAATCAGAATATAATGATATTATGAGAAAATATAACAAAAGCATAAAGGAATACAAAGATAAGGATGGTAAAACCGTTGTAGTAAGACTAGTATTGAATAAAAACAAGGATAAGATGATGGCGTATTTACAATATTATAATTATAAGAAGCACACGAAGGACGAATACGACAATATTATATCGGAAGTTCAAGACTATATCCTAAAGCACCAGATATACGGGTTATATGTAGGGGATTTGATGATGGGATTTTTAGTAATAAAGAAGTCTAGGGTATTCAATATAGACGACACAGATGATATGGTGGATACCTTCTATATCCAAGAGGTATTTATAGATACCAATATGCGAGGGAAAAAGTTAGGGAAAATATTAATAGAGTATGCCTTATTACTATGTCCCGTAAATAAAAAATATATGTCGCTAATGACCTACGAAGGAAACATTATGGCTAAAATAGCGACTGACAACGGTTTCGTATTACAGAAAAAACCGTCTGTCTGTCCTGTTAATAAGCTGCTATTAATACGCGCGATGAACGAAGACGACTTTAATAAGAATACTAATAGGATAACGGTTAGTGACACAGCTACTTAAGGAAAAAGAGAAACCTCGCTAACGCTGCTTTTTAATTTTTACAATTTATCCTTTGCATTTGCCGTCCATAAACTTCATTATATGCTTAGGTGATGATACGCTATGCGTTTAGGCAGCAGAAGACCGTGATGTGGATAAAAATTTTATAAACAACTGTCTTTAATACACCCGGATTTGACAATGAGTAAAAAAATGATTCAATGGGATCCCGAATTCATACCATATAGTAATGTCATCAGTGTTTCGCGCCAATTATTTTTACGACCTGCCCGACGAACTACAATCCCTTATATACCGAAAACTATTTAAGGAGACGCTAAGTGTCATAAGCGATACGCGGGAGTCTCTTGATAATTACAACAAGTTGATTGTGTATATCAATGAAAATCATTATCTCAATTATAACCCCGATACCGATGAACATCGCGCGATATGGTGTATATACAATCGCAGAGACGTTGGTGATCCGTATTACAAATATTATCAATATTATGCGGATGTCGCAACCGATTTTTTGCGACTGAATAAATTGAGAATGACCGCCGAGGTTCACACGTATTCCGCAATAAAATATCTTGAGTTTGCGATATATCCTATAAAAGACCGCATTAAAAAAGTATTGGAAGAATACGCGAACACTTTACTTAGCGACGCAAACCCTATAAAAGCATTTGAATTGTCTAACCACAACCACAAGATACGTATTGTATATAAAGAAACGTATAAAATCAGGTGCTATATTGATATATACAATACTATTTTGGAAACGTATAATTTTACTACACACGTATTACTTACGTATGACTCGTTATACGAGGATGATGACATTATGGACTTGCGCGTATGGTTTGGATACAATTCGTTCCTAAATGGTTTTACAATTCGCGAAGATACAATATGCCCTTTATTTTACTTGTAAAAATTGATAGGATGAGTTACAACTTGGAAGATTAAGAACATTATGAATAACGAGTCACTAGAAATCGCAACAATCGCATACACATTTGAAGAAAAGGTGGGACATTTTACGTCTGTATATGAACCGTCAGGTTATCCAAATGTGGAAGGTAAACCATCCGTATGTATGGGTTCGCTTAACGCAGGCGATGAACAACTATATATTGGTGGCGCTGCTATAAACAAGGCATTTAACATTGCGATACGCGAGAAAGACAACGACGCGACATTACATGACCTGTCTATAGAGATGCATCTATCATGTTATTTGGATTGCTATGATATAAAGGAGGAAGAAGACGTTCTTCCCGATAAATATTCACGAACTAAATATTTGACAATGGTAAATAATAAATACGCGCTTTCAAAAAAAGCGGGAACGTTGCATCACTACGACGCGTTCAAACAAGGAGGCAAATTTGAGAACAATCCATACTTTACAGATATGTTCCTGTATATTTCGGAAACTCGTCTTTGTGATTTTCTAAGCAACAGTTTATATCCAGGGGACATCTTTATAGACATCTTGAAAAACCCACCGTGTAATAATGGAGCGAATAAAGCGATGCTATACTGTGTCGGACCAAAGGGTATGAGTAGTGCGGAAAACTTTAAAGACGCGGTGTATATAGTTGGCAAAAATATTGCGAACGCCATTTACCATTACAATAATTACAACAACAGAATAGATACAGAAAGAATTGATTATGTTCGCATATGTCTAATTTCGGGTGGTAATTTCAAACATGACGACGTAAGTCGTATTGAAGTCGCAGAGTGTCTTATCAAAGGGATCCGCGACGGTAATATCCAAACGCATAGTAAAAATGTCGTATATAATTTCGCGTTTGACAACAACGCATTCAAAATCGCATATGATACGTTAAATGAGTAATTGAGAGAGTTTTATATATGCGTGAAAAATATTAGAAGAATATTCTGGGATGTCCCTTTGTAATGACGCGAAGAATGAATATACCAAATAAATATAAGAACTATGTATTTGCTGAATTAGGCGATATTATACGACCTTCGTAAATGGATACATTTGTTCAACTTTTTATATAAGAATATAAAAATTGATGCGATGTCCTGAAATCTATATAACAGAGACAAACCACGAAGTGATACTTCGTAACCCAACAAGCAAACCAACAAGCAAACCAACCGCAAACAATCCGCAAACGACCCGCAAACGACCCTTCCGCAACCCAGCAACTTCGCAAAGAAAAAATGCAATCCTCCGTTTTCACTTATGTGACCAAGGATTACAGACGTAATGGTTCAACGAGTGTAAAGGTTATTCTATTCATCAAACTTGACGACGACAAGGTCTTTGTTAAGGCATCCAGTCCCGGGAAAGGGATGGGGATAGATGTCGTGATGTCTTACGACGAACTTATGATGCACAAGTATTTAAACCCTTGAAGATTTAAAATGGCACAAATATTTATTTTTTATTGTGTATTATTATGAAACATAAAACACAAGACTATAAGATTAGTGCTGTCAAGTACTATTTACAAAATGATGTTAGTTTAGATGAAGTATGTGATATTTTTGTTTGTAAGAAGTCTTCATTGAGAAGATGGATTATGAAATACAAGGCATACAAACATATTGAAAGACTTAACAGATCTTCTAAGTCTTATAAAATAACAAAAGATCAAGTTAAATATGCTATTAGACTACTGAAACAAAACGAACAGATTACTATGACTGAACTAAAGAAACTCATACTTGATAAATATCCTTCATTTGACATTACATCACAACATTTAGGTAAAGTATTAAGAGATAATAATAAGACAAGAAAAAGAACAAAACATCAACATTTTCCAGTAACAAGGTATGGTGTAGAAGTAAATAAAGAAAATGAGTTAAATAAATTTTATAATGAGGTAAGTAAATATCCCATTGATAAAATTATATGTTTAGATGAAACATCAATACAACCTGCTATGATGTTGGAATATAGTCGGTGTCAGTTAGGTCATAAGTGTGTAGTAAATACAGATGATAATTATGTATTCAAAAAATTTACATTATTAGTAGCAATTAATAATTCAGGGTGTGTAGGTTCTAAATTATACCAACAAGGTGGAATGACAAAAGAAAGATTTGTAGATTTCTTAGAAGAACATATATTTAGTAAATACAAAGACAATCTGATTATATTAGATAATGCTGGAAGTCATAATAATCAGTTTGTAAAAGATGCTATTCTCAATAGTGGTAATAAATATTTATTTTCAATCCCATATACTCCTACTACAAATGCTCCTATAGAAAATTACTTTAACCAAATAAAGCATTATCTCAAATTGAATAAGAAGGTACTAAAATTCAATGAGTTAAATGATGAAATTAAGAATGCTATTAAGATGGTAAGAAAAGAGAACTATAAGAATTATTTCAATAATGCTTACAACAAAGAAGGGTTAAGACAATACACGAGGAAACTATCAACAAGATACAGAAAACCTAAAACATATAAAACAACATAAGAATATATTAAGTATATTATAAGACATTATCATAATAATGAGACTTAAAACTGAATTGTATGCAGAACAACAAAAACAAATAAGAGAAGAATTAATAGAATTATTGAACTTAAAAGAAACTAATTGTCTTATTTTATATGAGTTAGATCAAGATAAAGAACTACAAGAAAAGATAATGGATTTATTACCAAGGATACATAATTATTTTTCTATGAGTACCATAACAGCAATATCATATCCTGATAAAATTAAAAGACCATATGTATCAATTATTCGCCATCTATTGAAAAATGAATATCAGATTTTAAGCACTGAATACACTATCAAAACAGAACCAAAAAATATAAGAACAAAACGATACTATTTTGTACGAAGGCAAGATATAAAAAGTTGATTATATTAGTATAAAATACATATATCAATATGAATAACCAAGAAAAAGGTCTATTATATGAAAAATATGTTAAGGACTTTATCATTCAAAAGATTGGTTGTAATGCTTATTTATGGAATGAATGTCCTGAAAACATATTGATAGATAATGCTTTGGTTGATTCACATAATGATATGAGACTGATAAGAAAAGACATCAAAGAAGGATACTTACATACCCATAAAGATATAGGTATTGACATCATACAACTTGATAATAATAGATGTTCTATAGTCCAATGTAAAAATGGTTATAGTAATGGTTTATGTGTAGATGACATATCAGGTATTATGATGAGAAGTAATTTCATGAGAGATGTTCCTACATTTATTTACTATACAAACTGTCTATCAAGAAACGTTAAATACACATCAATATTAAGTCCTTATGTTGTCAATATTGATTGTAGTGTTAATATAGATAAGTTATTAGAAGTATCTATTGATAATAAAATATACTTTGTTAAATTGCCTTATGAAGATAAGAATAATCAAGAAATTACAAAGACTGAAATAATACCATATTCATATCAGTCTGAAGCAGTTGCTAAATTCAAAGAACATTTTGAAAGCAATAATAGAGGCATCTTATCTCTTCCTTGTGGTTGTGGTAAGACATATACCAGTTATATAATATCATCTGATTATAGTCATATCATTATCTTATCACCATTAAGAGAGTTTGCAAGTCAAAACTTAAATAGGTTTATTGAATATGGATATGATAAAAATAATACTTTGTTAGTTGATAGTGATGGAAATAGAGATATAGATAGTATCAAAGAAATTATCAAGAACAAGAATAAACTACTTATCAGTTGCACTTATAATTCTATGGACTTAATAACAGAATGTTTAGATTTGTTCAAGGATGCTTTATTTATAGTTGATGAGTTTCATAATCTTTCAAAGGCAAATATATCAGATGATGAAAATCATATATTTAAGTTATTGATGTCAGACTATAAAATACTATTTATGTCAGCAACGCCAAGAATTTATGATATTGAATATGATGATGAAGCATTTGATATGGAATGGTTATTTGGAGATGTAGTATATCAAATGACATTTACAGATGCTATTGCTAACAAGTATATAACAGATTATAAGATATGGTTGCCTTCTATACACGAAAATAATGAAGAACTTGACAAAGAACTTTCTATATATGAGATTGATAATGAAATAAAGAATAGATGTAAGTTCTTATATTCTTGTATAGCAAATAATGGTTCAAGGAAGTGTATAATATATTGTAAAGACACAGAAGATATGATGAGTATGATAGAATGTATGAAGACTTTGAATGAGTTTTACATTATGGATATTGAAATAAATAGTATTAGTTGCGAGGATATTGAGAAAAAACGAAAGAGAACATTAGAAAGCTTTGCTAACAATAATGATAAAATACAACTGCTATTCAATATTAGGATACTGAACGAATGTATTGATATACCATCTTGTGATAGTATCTATATCAGTTATGCTCCTAAAAATAAAATAACCACAATACAAAGAATTAGCAGAGCAACCAGAACAGATAAGAATAACCCTTATAAAGTTGCAAATATCTATATTTGGTGTGAAGAATATGAAGAAATATTAGAAACATTATCCAGTATCAAAGAATATGATATAATGTTTAAGGATAAAATTAAAGTAAATGCTGTAGATTTCTATCATAGTAAAGAGGATAAGGAAATTGAATTAGTAGAGAATGATAAGGTATTAATAAGTAATTGTATTGTTGGTGTAAAGGAATTTAGGGTGATGAGCTGGGAAGAGAAGCTTGAAATGGTAGAAGAGTATATTAAAGAGAATGGGAAGTTGCCATTATCTACAGATAAAAATGTTATGGTTAAGCAATTAAGAAATTGGATATCACATCAGAATAAATATTATAAAAAACATATACATATGTTTAGAAATATACAATATGTAAATAAATGGGAAACTTTCATTGAAAATTATTCACATCTATTTAGAACAAATGAAGAACAATGGTATGATATGTTAGAATGTGTAAAACACTATATTTATGATAACAATAAATTACCTTCAATATTAGATGAAGATCCATATATACAAACATTATATAGATGGGTAGGAACTCAAAAACATAAATATAAAAATAAATTACAAATTATGAATATGAAAAATGAAAAAATCAGAAGTACATGGGAAACCTTTATTAAAGACAATTATATACTGTTTATGTCAAATGAAGAATTATGGAATGAAAATTTAGAACAATTAAAGCAATATATTGAAAAATATAATAAAGAACCATCAACTATAGATGAAGATAAAAATATTCAAAGACTTGGTAGATGGTTAAGCACACAAAAGAAAAATTATAAATTACAAATTGAGAACATGAAGGATTATGAAACAAGAAAGGTTTGGGAGGACTTTCTACAATCATTTTCAATAATTAAAACAAGAGAAGATATATGGTTAAATAAATTTGAAAATCTTAAACTGTATATTCAAAAACATAATAAATCACCATATGATACTGATAATAACAATCAAGATAAGATATTATCACAATGGTTAGGAACACAGAATCAAAATTTCAAAAATAATAAAGGTTTTATGAAAATTCATTGTCTGAAACAAAAATGGATAAACTTCAAAGAAGAATTTAAAAATATCTTTATGTCTCAGGATGAGATTTGGAAAAATCATATAGAAACTGTTGAAAACTACATTGCAAAACATAATAAATTACCATTATCAACTGATAAAAATAAGGAAATACAAAAACTTGCTACATGGATAAGCAATCAAAAGGATAATTATAAATTTCAACAAAATATAATGTTGAATGAAGATATCAAACAATTATGGATAAACTTTGTAGAAAAACATAAAAGATTATTTATCACACGCGAAGAACAATGGATAGAAAATTTACATAAGATAGATGAATACATCAAACAACACAATAAATTACCATCCAAAAAAGACACTAATGATGATGTTAAAACTCTTAAAATATGGATATATACACAAAAAAAGAATTATCCAAATATGGGAATAATGAGAAATAATAATGATATAATGAAATTATGGGAATCATTCATTGAAAATAACAAACCATTATTCATGACATTTCATGAAATTTGGAATGATAATTTGTATAATCTGGAACAATATATAAAAACATATAATAAATTACCATCACAAATAGATAGTGATATTAATATACAGCAATTAGGAGGTTGGGTAAGTACTCAAAAGACAAATTTTGAGAAACATAGAGACATTATGAAAGACCCTGTAATTAGAAATAAATGGTTAGATTTTATGAATACATATCCATTGTTCTTTAGATCTAATAAAGACATATGGTATGATTATTTTCAACAATCAAGTAATTATATAATAAACTATAAGAAACGACCATCATCAACAGATAAGAATAAACATATTCAGCAATTAGGAAGATGGTTGATTACTCAAACTAAAAATTATAAGTCTAATAAATTTATTATGCAAGAACTTGAAATTAGACAAAGTTGGGAAGATTTCACAAAACAATACGACTACATATTTGAAACATAATAGTATAAAGAAACTATATTAACATATAACTATGATTACAGAAGAATTACATAAGACTAAATGTAGAATGCAGTATAAATTATGTCAAAAAATTATTGATGAATATATTGTTAAATATACAGCATTAAAACATATATTATCTAATATTGAATATAATCAAAACAACAAAAAGATTAAAAAACATTTTCCAGTTAATTGTTTTCATACATTTGATGAATATGTGAATAAATATGCTAAATGTAAAAATGTATCATTTTCTTTATTAATAGGTGATATTGATTTACAAAAGAAAATGATATTAGAAACTGTAGATAGAAGGTATAATATGATAAAAGTATTTAGCAATAATTTGAAGGAAGCAATTAATAAAAATTATAGATTGAAAGACTATTATGGGATAGAAGTTATAGATTTGATGACATTTAAGGATGTCATTTTAGATTTTATGTCAATTGATAGTATAAAACTAAATTACCCAGAATTTTTTGGAAAAGATGGAAGATGTATGTTTGAGTATGTATATAGTATAAAAACAGAAAATATACATCATTTTATTGATGTAACCGATATGCAACTATGTGATAGGATTCTAATATGTGGAGACCAGACAAAATATAATATTATGTTTGAATCAAGTAAATCTAATACTTATAATAACATAACAAAAGATAAAATATCAGAGTATGTAAATGAAACTTTTAATCATAAAATATTGAAACTATAAAACATTATTTTTTCCGAAATCTATATAAAGATTACACTATAATATTATATATAACACGAAAATACTAAAAATATATTTTCTCATTCTTATAATAGATGAATAACATTAAAGAGAAACCTCCTGACTTCTACAAAGGTGTCAAAGTGCCTATCAAATATGTCCTTAAACATCCTGAAATTAATTTACCTAAAATTAATGATGCTGTTATGAGAGCTCATAAGATTGTAATTCACGGATTGATGTTTACGAAGTTGTATTTATTGAACTATTATAATACTCATAACACTATACCAGAAATAGATCATTCTTTTGTAGTCAATTGCTTGAAAATTGTATGTGTCAAATGTGGTTCAGGAAGACTACCATCGGATGAAACAAAAGAACTAAAAGATAAACTTAATTCATTTTATGAAGAACATTACAAACCATTAAGACAAGATGATAATCTAAAATATACTCATATGAATACCATTTTAGACTATTTAGCAGATGATATTATTACTATGTATAAAAACAATATTCAATTACATTATGTGGAATATGTAGAGCGTTTTGTTAATATTTGTTGGAAGAAGAAATATATTACAGACAAAATAAGAAAACTAAAGTTTACTAAAAAAGAAAAAGACAATAGGATAAATAAGTTATGTTGTCAATTAAGGAAGATTAAGAATGATATCCTTAATGTTGAAACAAACGAATATAAATCACATTTAGTATATCACTCTTGGATTAATAATGTAAAGCAACACATCATACCTAATAAGATTTTTGCTAAAAATAGCATTCATTATGATATACATTGTAATCAGTTTGATTACCTTCCTTGTATGATTTATATGATGAAGCATATAGAACAAGAAGGATTTAGTATAAATAATGTTTTTCCTTCAAGGTCAGACGTCATACCAAAACATATTACTCTTGATAGCACAACCATAGTAAACATTTTGTTAAGAAAAGAACAAGGGAAAAAATATGACTACTTATCAAAGGGTAATCTTAAGAAAAGGAAATCAGAAATATGGGATTTTTTTTTTAGAACTCAAAGAAAATGCTTTAAAAGAGAAGGATATTCATTTCATCATATGATAGAAACTGATGGTGTTAGTTGTTCCATATTACTGATTAGAGATGACTTAATAGATAAGTTTTCAAAACCTAAAAATACCAGCATATCAAAAGAACTATATATTGATGAATTGTGTGATTATACTCCTTTACAAAACAAGAAGATCGTTGCAACAGACCCTGGTAAGTGTGATATTATATATTGTGTAGATGGATGTTGTAAAGATGCTACCACATTTAGATATACACAAGATAGTAGAAGAAAAGAATGTAAAATTAAGAAGTATAATAAACTCATATTGGAGTTTAAGAAAGAACAGATTGATGGTAAAACAATAACAGAATATGAAACTGAACTATCACAATATAATAAAAAGTCATTAGATATAAATAAATACAAAGATTATATCAAAAAGAAAAATGAAATCAATCAGAAACTATTCCAGTTCTATGAAAGATATATATTCAGAAAATTGAAACTAAATGGATATATCAATAGAAAAAGAAACGAACAGAAGATTATAAATAAGTTTAAGAAAATATTTGGCAATCCTAATGAGGTTGTAGTATGTTTTGGTGATTTTGAGCAACGCAAACATATGAAATATAAAGAACCTATTAAGGGTAAAGGTATTAGAACATTATTTAGAAAATCTGGTTATAATACATATTTGGTAGATGAGTTTAGGACAAGTTGCAAATGCTGTAATTGTGAAGGAGGAGAATGTAAGAAGTTTATGATAAGAAAAAGCCCAAAACCTTGGAAAGACTACAATGCTTTAGTACATGGTCTATTACGCTGTAAGAGCGGTTGTGGATTATGGAACAGAGATGTAAATGGTGCTAAAAACATTTATAAAATAGTTTTTAATCATATAAATGGATTAAAAAGACCATTATATCTATGTAGAAGTAATCAATCAGATACATTACACGATGTATCCAACCATAATTTACCTTTCTAATAATTATTAGAAAGCCTTGAAGACACAAAGTAATAAACCTGTATGAAATATTTTTTTACAGAACTTTGTGCCATTTTAAATCTTCAAGGGTGTAAAGGCGTATTATGAGTTGTCGCTCAAAGCAATTTGGAAAACCAAGTCTAGATTCCCAATATGGTGTCTTGGGTCCGAAAGGTTCGGATGCGATAGATGCTATGTATATTGTTGAAGATATTTTGACCAAGGAAAAGGTGGCAATTAAAGGCGAAAGTTATCATACGAATTACACGAATTTCTCTCAGGAGAATGACGAGAGTTACGAAGATGATGAAGATGATGAAGATGATGAAGATGATGAAGATGATGAAGATGATAATGAAGATGTCGCTACCGATGCCGAACTCGCAGCGTTTAACACCGCATACGATGCTAAATTTGATGAAAGCGACTTTGAAGAGAGAATCGCTATCTACACGACTCTTGTGAATAACTTGTAGATGCTAGGTAGTAGAGACGCAGTAAAATGTAGGCGATATGTATATATATATTTTTTATTTTGTAAAAATTGATACGATACTTCCTTATATATAAAAGAGGCAATTACGATGGATCCGATTGAACTATCCGTCTTTTCATACAAGACTTCCAATAACATACCCTTATATATGCCGTCACGTTTCAAGGATATTGTATTCATCAAGTTTGAAGACAACAAGGTATATGTCGAAGCTACAATCGTAGGAGTGGGAGGCGGGAATAATATCTATATGCCTTATGATGTGCTTATGAAACATAAATATTTGAAACCATATTATGACTTATCCTGTAAAGCAATCGGAAAGCCGAATCTGGATGCGGATTATTATGGAAGCGAAGACCCTGAAAAGTGCAAAACAAAAACGAACGATATCTTCGTAGATACGATCTATATTGTTGAAGATATTGTGACAAACACGATAGAGGCAAAGAAGGGCAATAGTTATCGCTCATTTAATCTGGAAAAAATGAAAAACACAGAGGTAGCAACTGGTGTCCAAATAATGGAGTTTGACGCAATATTTGAGAAAAAATATTGGTATGATCGTGACGAGGATGAAGATTTTGATGAGAGAATCGCGATCTACACGGAACTTGTGAATAACTTGTAAAAATGAATTGTAGATGTAATCGTAGTAATACGTAGTAATACGTAGTAATACGTAGTATATGTATATATTTTTTATATTTTGCTAAAAACTGATTTGCTATATCTAGATTTTCTTCACAACAATGGAACTTTCTGTATTCACTTACATCGCCAAGGATTTCAAGAACGACGAACCCCTGTATTTCAAAGAGATCATATTTGTCAAGTGTGGAAAAAAAGTATATATTGAGATTACTTGTGGTGTAGATATGTATGATGTGTCAGACGGTTTAGATATGGGCATAATGGATATCGTTATGCCTTATAGTGAACTTATGAAACATAGGTACTTAAAGGCGTATTACGACTTATCTCTCAAAGCGAACAAGATATGCGGTGAATGCGATACGATCTATATTATAGAAGATAGTTTGACAAACGCAAAGGAAGCAAAAATAGGCAAGTGTTGTCAAGTGTTTAAGCTTAATAAAATGAAAAAGATTAGAGTTGCTCCTGAACCCAATATCACAGAGTTTATTACAAACTACAATTTGAAATATGGTTTTGAGGAAACTGACTTTGACAAGAATATCGCGACATATCACCTGGCATTGTGAGTGGACAAAATGAATAATTGCCTTTGCTTACCTTGCTTATATAGTAAATTATGTAATTCTCATTAGGGCATTTCTTATTTTTTGTTTCAGTATTACTAATATAATATAATATAATATAATATAATATAATATAATATTAGATGGAGCTTATTTTAGAAGAAGATTTGAAAAAAAACAAAAAAATTACTGGAATAGCAAATATAGCATTGAGAACAATTACAAATAAAAAAAATTCACGATCACCACCAAATAAAGAAAAAACACCAAATAAAGAAAGGTTATCTCCCACATTAAGACTACACCATTTAGATGAAGATATTATAAAACTCATTACACTAAAAAGTTTAAAATCTTTGTATAAATATAAATTAGTAGATGGAATTCCAGAGGATAAATTAGATGTAAATCTTTTATGTGAAAATCGGGATGCATTATCTTATTTAATAACAAAAAAATTACAATTTAATTATTATCATTTATCAATTAATCCAAATCCAATAGTATTTAAATTATTAAAGGATAAAATAAGGGTTGATCCAAATGTACATATAAATTGGCATTTATTATCATCAAAAACAGACTTAGAAGTTATTGACTTATTAAGTGAAAGAATAAAATTTGAAAATCAATTATCAAAAGAAGAATATGATAAATTACAATTACCCTATAAAATAAATTGGAAATTATTATCAGCGAATCCAAAAGCTAGTAAAATATTAAAAGAGGAATACGATAATCCTAATTCAGACAAACTTGTATGGTCTGCTTTATGTAGTAATCCTAGTGCTTTTGACATTGTAAAAGAAGAATATAAAAGATATCCGAATTCAAACAAACTTGTATGGTCTGCAATATGTAGTAATCCAAACCCAAAAATAGTTTCATTATTAGAAATGGAATTAAAAATATTTCCAGAGCATATTGATACGAAGGCGTTAGCAGGAAATAAAACCACCGAAGTTATTAAATTTTTAAACAATAATTTTGATTTAAAAAATGAAGATTATGATTTTTGGCATATATTATTTGGTAATTCAAACTCTGAAATCTTAGAAATAATAAAAAATGTACCAAATCATAATCATCATGCTGAAAGTAGGTTATCGATATATGGATCTGCGGGAATTATTGCTTTTTTAAGAGAAAAAGATAATAATCATATGATATCTTTGAGCGATTTAGCAAGTAATCCATTACCAGAAGCGATAGAGTTATTGAAAGATAAATTGAAAGATAAATTAGCAAAAAATAAAATAACCCCTATTATTTGTAGATCTTTATCAGAGAATTCAAACCCAGGAGTTATTACATTATTAGAAAAAGAATTCATAAAGAAACCTGATAATCCTGACATTTTATGGAGAACATTATCTTCTAATACAAATAAAGAGGTAATTGATTTATTAAGGAAAAGAATGAATTATGAAAATAGTTTAACAAAAAAAAGATATCGTGACTTAAATATGTATCATATGATAAACTGGGATATAGTATCTAAAAATCCGAATGCTATTAATTTAATAAAGGATAGAATAGAATATCAAAATTCACCAGTAAATTTTGATAGACTTAAAGACATTAATGAAAGTCAAATAAACTGGAAAGCATTATCTACAAATCCTTCAATATTTGCTATTGTATAAGAAAACACATAGGCATAACCCACTTATATGCTTAACAACATCATTTATATTTAAGAATAAATATGTCATAATTTGCTGCTTGTATAATAAAAAATGACTAACGTGATATGATATAATAATCACGCGCAAACCACTGTTGTACGTCTTGCGCAAACACAAGACACTTTCAAAGACCTTTTCGGACACGTCAAAGAGACCTTCAAAGAGACCTTCAAAGAGACAATGTACACCAACATCGTTTCAGTTTCCAACGACACTACCAATGCGTCAACGAATTCAGAAGAATTCTATCAAGAAGACTTTGACGAACAAAGTGATGATGTGTATATAGCGCATCCCATCGGTTCGCTGGAGTTTTCAGCATTTCATTATCATAGCAACAGAAACCCTTTCTATGTCTTGTTTATTAAGAAAGGTTCAACGGTTTATATTGAGATGATGAATGATTATACGCGTAGACACAAGATCGTAAACGACATTGTGATGCCCTTTGACGTTATGGAGAAAAACGACAATCTTAAAAAATTGTATGATCTGTCTGTTATGATGGTGAATACAGACAAGGAAATATATTATGATACAATCGGTATTGCTACAAAGCGACTGATACAAACATACGATACGGATAGCGAAGACTATAGTAGCGACGAATACGAAGAAGACAGTAACGTAAGCGAAGAAGAAAAAGCAAGAGCAGAAGAGAAGGCAAAGGCAAAAGCAGAAAAACCCAAACCCGTCATAAGGCATTGGTGTATCAGTTGTGATATAGTCTGGAAAAATCTAAGAGTTTCTAAGTCGGATCAACTAAACTGCTATTACAACATGAATCCATTCACATACGAGTATAATATGGATTCAGAGAAAAACATAGATGGTTTTATGAGGAGTTTTGATGCTTTCATAAAATATAATAACGTCCCTCGCGCGATTGAGGAGGAGATTGTTGCGAATTACGAGTATTCGCTTCGCTTGGTGCGATCATAACTTGAAAGCAATATCTACGCTCACAAATCTCACGAATTTCATTGTAAAATTCTCCATAGTTTATTATGTTCTATGTTATATGTTATATGTTTTTTATATTGAATATATCAGATCATCAGTATTTACATTAAATGTCGTTCAGATAATCGCAGAGGTGCGTTGTTTAGAAGTAATTGTAATGGAGGATTTACAATCGGTAGATCCGATTTATTGGGTTTTATGGAGTAATTATAAATTTCATCTGGGGTTTGAGGGTCATATTCTTTTCCTCTTAGTGTAGTGCTATATACATCTTCTAACTCGGGTTCATACTTGCTATTCGCACATCCTAGTTTATTATTGTCGCTATTGGTAAGATTATCCTTGTGAATATCTATATTTTCAATGTTATATGTATAGTTTTTCATCGTATTATTGTTCGTAATCGTTTTTTTATTCATTTGTGGAGCGTGCTGAGCGTGCTGAGCGTGCTGAGTATGATACTGATGAAGTGATGGTTGTGCTGGTTGTAGTGAAGACAACTGTTTGTTAGGCGATTGATTATAAAATATGATGAACGACAATACTATAAATAGAAAAAATAGAAGATAATATCCTTCGTTCTTCATATTCCTTTTTACTATAATACTAATATAATATATTATATATCCATAGATAGATATTTCTTCAATCATCCTCCTTAGTCATCTTTAATCCTCGTCCTCAATAAACATTGCCTTTTTTTTAGTACCCTCTTCGTCATATGCGGTATCGTTTGTATCTTCCACTTCTATCTTCTCATTGTCTATATAAAACGACACCTTGTATTTATTATTCGTATAAAACTTTAATCGTGCTGCACCCTTTCGTTTAAAGATTGAAAAGTCATCCAGTATATCAATACATAGCGGCGTATATTTTCGCTTCTCTGGAACTTCCCGTAGGATTCGCCCGATAGATTGCTGAATGTCTGATATTGGACTCGCGAATATAATTGTATTTAAGGAAGGGACATTAAAACCCTCTGAAGCAAGTTGATATGTCGCGAGGATGATTTGCTTTTCCGAGGATATCGCCAAATCCGATTGTTTCATTCCACCCACATAAAATCCGTAGTCACCGTCTGTGATCTTGTGCTCTACAATGCGGTTCTCAATGTCTTTCAATTGATTTCGGCGTTCACTCAATATAAGCACGCGTCTTTCTGGTTCCTTGCTCAAAATATCTTTTAATAGATAGATTATAAACTCGGTGCGTGGTTGAAACGAACAAACATTGTTGATCATCCCAGCACCATTCTCTTTGCCATTCCACATAAGTTTCACAGTAGAATAATCCACGTGCGTTTCAAAGTATTTATGAACCTGGACATTCACATCGCATAATTCCTTGTTTTTCAGAGTATATACGGATTTCCCGATATAACTCTCAAATACCTTGCGCATCCCATCCTTGCGATTCAGGGTCGCAGACAACCCAAGAATGATCGGATTGTTCAGTTTCCGAAATGCTTTACAAAATACTTGCGCGCCTGTATGATGAACCTCGTCAATAATTACAAACCCAATATCCTCAAAGATCGCATCGTCATAGTCTCGCATCGCCAGCGATTGTAGAGACGCGATAATAAAATCCTTGCCGACGACATCAACTTTTTTCTGTTTAATTATACCAATCTTCGCGTCAGGAGCAAACTGTGCGACAGTTTCTATAAACTGCTGATTCAAGAAATCTTTATGACTTATAAAGATCGTTTTCTTTTTTAAGCAACATGCAATATATAAGCTCATTATCGTTTTGCCGAAACCACATGGAACCGATATAATACCGCCCATTTTTAGAGGATCTCTCGCAGCACTTAAAAAGTTCCGTATCGGTTCTTCCTGTGCTTCACGAAGAGACCCAATAAAATTAATATGAATATCCGCGCCACTTGTTAATTTACATAGCGTTGGTGCGCCATACTTTTGAAACCCGTAATATCTAGGGATATAGATTCTTTGCTCATTTTCGCTATACAACTGAAACGTCATATCTTCGGCGGACGCGTTGCCCTTGCCGTTCCCAATATCAAAATTCACTTTCGGGGTCATCGTCAAATCCCTCCTTATATGCTCAAGTTCTTTCTCGGTCAAGGCGGACTTCAAGATTCCATAACCATTCTTAGATAATATGGAATACATCACGATTACCCTATTATCCTTTCTACTATCAAAATAGAATATACATATCATTTTTTTATATGGATTATAATAATAGATAAGGATGGTTATTAATTCATTTAGAGGGTTGGCAGTAATACTATTGGCATTGATCATTATTGTTAAAGAAGCCCCTTTTAAAAAACTATTTAAAGACGCGATGATTCAATTTTATCTAGCGCTCGCGTGTATGCTTGTCCTACTACTTGTGGATAATATCTTAGGGTTCATATTGTCCATCTGTGTATTGACTCTCTATTTTAGAATATATACGAGCGAACTCAAAAGTAAAAACACAGGAGATGAAGCGAAAGAGCAGCATACTACGCATCATAAACATAGCAAAGGTTGCGACGGGAGCGAGAAGTGCGAGATGAATATGGAGCATCTTGCAACTGAAAAAATAAAGATAGCAGCAAATAGCACGATGGCGGATGGTAGCGTTCCGTATATAACGGAGGAGAACTTATTGGCAGCACAATCAAATATTGTGAATCCCGCAGAATATAATCGGGAACAACATTGTGATAATGTATATGGTTCACAAGGGTTGGATACAAAACACCTACATATACGCGGATTTGATACAACAACACAGTTTTTGGGATCTCTTTCTTACGATATAATAATATAAAATAAAAAATATAGATTACTAGTAAGAAAGATTATTTAAAATAATGTATGAAGATTTTGTTTCGAATACGGAGAATGACAAAATTGTAGAAAATATATTTACGATATTGGGATATTCTATGCTTACACTTGTTGTATATGGAACGTTAGTATGGGCGTATTATAATAGCGATAAAAACCAGTTTCTATTTATATCCGCATTCTCGCTATTCGTGCTATTTTATGCGATTATCATTATCTCCATTGTAGTGATCAATAAAAACAATTACGACGCGTTATCTTACACGTTATTGTTTGGTATCACAATCTTTGTGATATTCACTACGTTCTTTGTTTGTGTATTTTTCATTCTTAAAAATTTTAATTTAATATCATCACCGAGTCCTACGAGAAACCAAGACATTCTAATGAACCCAGACTACCGAAGAGTCGCTAACATAGGAAGTTAATGAACGTTGAATCCTGCTTGCGACGATGTCTAAATGTATTCAAAAAACGATAATACGTAAATAATAGAGAATAGCGATATGGACTTAATATAGATGTCAAAACTAGATAGGTGATCCTGTAAATTATCGGGTAACTTCTCATATACTGTGTTGATTATACCCGAATGGTATATGATCACCGCTAATATAACCAATATCAAACTTTTTTTGCGACTTTCTGTATCCACATAAGATGCTACACTATCATACTTATTCGCGTTCGCACGCGACGGTGGATACAGATGCATTGGAGGGTATGATTGTGATGGATGGGGTGGCATCTGCGGATATGACGATGATGGATGGGGTGGCATCTGTGGGTGCGGAGGGTGTTGATGTGATGTAGGCGATTTTGATTGCTTGGACATCATTATTTCGTCTTGGAATTCATTTAGGACATCTTGAACTACAGGATCGTTATTGTCATTTACTTCTGTTGCGCCTGACGGTTGCGTTTTTAGCGGCAAGGTGCTTATCGGTGTCGACATTCTAATAATTCTATCTATTGATATATAATATTTTCAATCTAAATTATATTACGCGATGAACATTCTCTCAAAAAATCCAGGAATACTTATTAAATTATCCGGTGTTTTATTAATATCATACGGTTCCAAAGGTTTCTCAATCGTTGAACTACATTTTACCGGGTATGACTTATACTTATAGCAGGTATCTTCCAGTTTGAAAACATTCCCTTCAATGTCCCTTATATCCGGCGCCGAGTATATTACGCAATTGTCCTTACATATACGCCGAAATAGCAGTGCGAGCGAGAGACCAAACAAAGCACTCACGATAATTTGTCCCGTCTCGTCATAAAACATCCGGTCAATTGAAACTCTTAATCCCGATGGTTCCTTTTTATTCATTCTAATCTATAAAAATTTAAAAAAATAAGACTCCTATCATTAATCATTAAATCTATATAATAGGTTGTGTTAAAGACGCATCGGAGCATTTAACTTCTTCTGCGTTATATTTATAGCATTGATTGTCTAGGTTCTTATAAACGATTTTATTCGCGTTATAAGGTGTCGGGTATTTTATGATATTTCGGGTTGGTGGCGAAGATATATACACGTAGATAATGCCTAATAGAAAGGCGAATACGAAACTAAACCAGTTGATTCTAAAAGCGCGATTGACGTTTTTTACCATCCTTCTTTATATCCTTCTATTACTCTATATTTTTTTATAATTTACATCCTTAATACAACGTTTCGTTAACGGGTTGCGCACCTGTCCTTCAGGACAATCTTTAAGTGCTTTCGGTTCTTTAGGCACCTTAGGTTCTTTGGGCACCTTAGGTTCTTTGGGCACCTTAGGTTCTTTAGGCACCTTAGGTTCTTTAGGCACCTTACCCTTAATACAACGTTTTGTTAACGGGTTGCGCACCTGTCCTTCAGGACAATCTTTAGGTTCCTTAGGCACTTTAGGTTCCTTAGGCACTTTAGGTTCCTTAGGCACTTTAGGTTCCTTGGGCACCTTAGGTTCTTTAGGCACCTTAGGTTCTTTAGGCACTTTCGGTTCCTTGGGCACTTTCGGTTCCTTGGGCACTTTCGGTTCCTTGGGCACTTTCGGTTCCTTGGGCACTTTCGGTTTTTTGACGACGATACCTTCATTTAACCTGCTATGGTCGTAAGTATATATATCAGGGATGCTTTGGTGATCATTGGTATATTTATAATTTAAATAATTATACAGTGATGATAATGTTCTCGTCTCTTTAAATATAGATCGCAATTCTTCTTTCTTTTCTACAAATAATTCGTATTCGTAATTATTCCGCTCTCTCGGTTTCTGTAGTCTTCTTCGTATTTCATTATTTTTTGAGAAATAATATTGTTCTCGTCATCTTTGTATTTGATATATTCACTAATTTGTGCTTTTATCTTGTTTAACTTTGCCGGCTCAACGGATTTGTCATACATATTAATATTTAGTATGTTTTTTTCAATATCTTTCAATATATCCATTTACTAATTACGAGGATAAAAATAAAAATTTAGTTCGCTAATGTAATAAAATATCCTCAAACATACCCTTGTAAAATGTTTGGAGACTTTCTTCGGGTTTTAATTGTTCCTCGTAAATACTTCGCGGCACATATTTTACAACCACCTTATCCTTTTTACATACCGATTTATTACTATAATACCCTTGTATAATCATTATAGACCCTATAAATAATAAAAATATCGCTATCGCTTTCATTTCTTAATATAATGAAATAAGAAAAATTAGTAGTTTCTTGACGATCCCTTATTGAATCCCGAGTTTCTGCGAACTCCACGCATCAACCTGTTCTATACTGCTTTTAATCTCAGACATTTCAATCTCATCCGCTTGATCCAATGGATTCGTCCCAGTATCCGCTGAAGTTCCAACTGGCACATTCTCCGGTTCCACCAAAATGATCTCATTCTCATCTACAGCTCTAGTCTCATTCGTCTCACTTATTGTGTTGACCGATTGTGCCGGAAATAGTGCTGTCTTACGAGCTTCAAATACAACATCCTTATCGTTCATATTCTTCTTGTATTCTTTCATTAGGGTATTCAGTTGCGTCTCCGCATATTCCTGGTTCTCCAAACAATCCGGATTCGGCGACCACGGACACCAGCAACCCATCTGTGCGATATAGATGTTGAACTTATTATCAATCTTCTTGATAAATTCACTACGATTCTTCGCCTCCTCAATCGTATCAAAAACACCACGAACCTTGATGCCGCGGATAGAAGTCGTGAAGTTATTATCACGGTGATACGACGACTCCAACTCTTGATTATGAATAGACTTGTAAAACCCATATTGTTCGCTCATATCTTTTGCGTTAAAGATAAACGCGTTGTTCTCCTTGACCGAATCCACAAAGTCTTTTGATTCGCTATATTTCGCAGAAATACCATCCAGTAGCGTAGTCATATCCTTACTAAACTTCGTAAGAAATTGACTGAACATATACGCCTCCTTATTCACAAGGACATCCTCGGGACTCAAAAAGGAAAGCAACACAAAATTCTGCCCCCGGATCGGTTTATCCTCATCCAGATAATCTACCTCCTTTACGCTTACAACATCTGCGGACATTTTCTCTAATCTAATAGTATTATAGAATTTAAATCTTATATATATTTATTGTAATAATATTTTATGTTGTATTAGTAGTATAATATAGAATGGAATACACTGTTGATTTCTGGGATGTCGTTATACGACTTCTTAAATATGCCTTTGAAGGTCTTATTGTCGCCTTCGTCGCCCTTATATTGCCGAATAATAAATTGGATATGAGTGAAATATTTATGCTCGCTTTAACCGCTGCTTGCACCTTCTCAGTGCTTGACTTGTTATCCCCAGCGGTTTCGGCTGGCGCGAGACAAGGTGTCGGTCTAGGTGCCGGTTTCCGGATGGTGGGTTTCCCTAATGGAGTTTAGAACATAAGACTTAGAGCGACGGTATGATTTCATAATTCAGTTCTAAACATATTTTTTTCCATATTTGGTCTTGGACATATAGTTTCTCTCTACTTTTTAATAGCGGGAAATATTTGAGATACTCATTCAGTCCTAATATTTGAAAAAACTTATACAAAACATAACTATAAGACAAAAAATTCTTGCGATCTTTCGGGCAATGTTTTAAAAACGGCGCTTGAATATTGCGAAACATATTACACAACTTGTCCTCTAGTTCTTGACTAAACTGTGGCGTGGGTATACCATTGATCCGGTTAATAATATAATTAATATGCTCATAATATTTATTAATCCGGAGACGCTTGAGTATATCCCTCATCTTGTTATAAGTGATCGTTTTCGTATCCACAATCTTTTCTTTTTTGATTTCTGTTAAAATCTTTTCAAATATCTCGTCGGGAATATCTGTGCTCTCTTTCCCCTGAACCTGATTACACCACTCGCGAAAATGGTTGATACGCTTGTAACTAAAGTGCGACGTATCCTTTGTATTCTGCTTTAATATAGGACGATTCTGCTCCACTAGAAGCAACTCCTGGTATCCGCAAAGATTACAAATGATGATCGCGTCGTGCTGTAAACACGTCATCTGGTTCTTACAATTTTTACAAATTTCAATATCCTCTTCTTCAACATTGCGAACATACTTTTTATTTATGATGGACATATATTTATCTACAAGGGAACTCTTGTCAACCGCATTCTCTTTAACGCTCTTTGAATAGTGTATAGCATCCACACAGGTTCCTGAACTCGTATCAAATGGTTTGTCGCTATCACCTGTTAAATTATTTTCTGTATTTAAATTATTAAGAGCATCCAACACATTTATTGTAGTCGCAGACACGGATGACCTCTTCTTCTTAGAATCATTCTTGTAGATCTTCGGTTGCCTGCTCAACAATTCGCTCGCAGATATACAAACGCCGTTTGATATAGAGGCGTGGGTATTGCTTATGTTGGATTGCTTCTCTACCGTATCGTAGTATTGGAATAATATATAACTGGTATTCTTATAATACTCAACTTCGTTGTATGAATCCAACTCTTTAATATTGTTTTTAAGTTCAATAATCCTTTCTCTTATAATAATATTGCTAGTCCATAAACTATTCATATATTCCTTGTCCTTGTCTATACTGTGAATATTCTTGCGGATTTCTATATTTTCCATAATGAGGTTGGATTGAGCTTCCAAGTCCTGTAATAGGATCTTGAAACCCTCCTTGTCTTTATTCGTAAGTTCAAACTTCTTTATGATATTGTTATGCATCGCATCTAACGTAAAAACCTCATTATTGTCGGAAATATATTTTTTTTTTGATGATTTTTCTTTGAACATCGTTATTATAGAATAATAAATATTAATTTTTATATAATAAATAATATGTATTAATACGTATACATACATTTAATTCATATTTTTTTCTCCTCTAATAGTATAAAGAATATAGCGTAAATGGGTGGTGGTCTTCTTCAATTAGTAGCTTACGGAGCACAGGATGTTTATTTAACTGGTAATCCTCAAATTACCTTCTTCAAGGTTGTCTATCGCCGTCATACGAACTTCGCGATTGAAGCGATTCAACAAACCTTCAATGGAACCGTAGGATACGGACAGACTGTCAATTGCCAAATATCCCGCAACGGTGATTTAATCAACCGTGTATATCTCCAAGTAGAACTACCTATGATCACTGGCATCACATCCGATTTAACGAATGGTGCACGATATGTCAATTACATAGGTCTTCGTCTCATTAAATCCGTTCTCATTGAGATTGGCGGTCAACAAATAGACAAACATTACTCCGATTGGTTATACATCTGGAATGAACTCTCCCTCCCGCGTGGCAAACGATATGGTTATGATACGATGGTTGGTGCCGACAAGGACGTTACTTCCTTTAAAAATACCACCCTTTATATCCCCCTTGAATTCTGGTTCTGTCGCAACGTTGGTCTCGCACTTCCTTTAATCGCTCTCCAATATCACGAAGTTAAAATCAAGATTGAATTTGAAACTAAGAAAAACTGCCTTCTGAACAGAAAACCTGACGGTGCAACCTCTGAATCGGAAGTATATGAAGAAGTAGAAGGCACTACTGTTCCTAACATTACCGATATGTCTCTGTGGGTTGATTATATATTCCTTGACACTGACGAACGCCGACGATTCGCCCAACTGTCCCACGAGTATTTAATTGAGCAACTTCAATTCACCGGAACGGAAACCCTGAACGGCGGTTCCACCAACCGTGTTAAGCTGAACTTCAATCATCCATGCAAGGAACTCATATGGGTCGCCAAACCTAACAATTTTGCTCGCAAGGCTTGCTGGTATAACTACACTGATACTGATGATGTAGATTTTACTGACGCATTAATTAATGAGATGCCTCAATCCCACAGCACTGGATCAGGCGTGCTAGCACTACCTATCAATGATTATGAATCATCAAATTATATGGCGGGTTACAACTTCGGATATACCAAGGGAACTTCAGTGCCCGCGTCATCGCCTTTCGCCGATACTATACTACAACTGAACGGTAATGATCGCTTCAGCGTTCGCGACGGTACTTACTTTTCCTACGTACAACCTTTCCAGCATCATACAAATATTCCCACTAACCCTGGTATCAACGTATATTCTTTCGCCCTCAAACCCGAGGATCATCAACCCAGCGGAACTCTTAATATGTCCCGTATTGATACCGCTACGCTAATGGTTACCACCAAGTCCGATTTAAAAAATACACTTTCGCCAAAAGAACCTGTTACTTATGATGGTATCAATATATACGCAGTCAATTACAACGTCCTACGTATCCTCTCGGGTATGGGCGGTCTCGCCTATTCTAATTAAAAAATTAGAATTATATATAATTAGACATACTTACATACTTACGTAAATACGTATTATTTAATCCTTTTTTTTTTCTCCTCTAATAGTATAAAGAATATAGCGTAAATGGGTGGTGGTCTTCTTCAATTAGTAGCTTACGGAGCACAGGATGTTTATTTAACTGGTAATCCTCAAATTACCT